CAAGCTTGCCGTAGGCTTGCTGATCCAGAAGTGCTTGCGTGAAGCAGGCGAAGAAGTATACGGCGATTTGATCCCCTTCAAGGCTGACGCTGAGTGGGGACACAACATGGCTTACACCGAGAAGCTAGTTGCATAGGAGACACAGTGGAACAGAAGAACTTTGAGCCGCAGGAAGCCCCGGAAGTTGAAGAGGTTGACTACGATGACTATTACGACGATCCCGAGTGGGAGCAGCCTTGTCCCTGCTGGTGTGAGGCGTGTGGGTGCCACGGCTGGTGCTTGGACGAAGACGAAGAAGAGCTTGACACCGAAACTGAATAGGTACTAGAGTAGGGGTATCAGCCAAAGCGGCTGGTACCCCTTACTTGTAGGAGCAGGAAAATGTACCAGATTCAAAAGACTTACAACGGAGTCGATCCGGCACCGAATGACATTGAGCTTCACACCATCTTTGAGATGTTGAAGGAATCCGCTGAGGACTTCCTCCGCGTAGACTCCAATGACAATGTTGAGGTCGAGCTTGACATTGACGGCTTGCTGAAGCTTCTCATGTCCAACAGCCAAGTAGCACACCGGGAGTTTGGTTTCTACCTCAAGTATGTGGAAGGCAAGGTGACTCTTCACGGTGTGCCCGAGCACCTGTGCGGCTTCTACACCATCCTGAACTTCTACAGCGATTCGCCCATCTACTCCTTCGAGCAGTGGAGCATTGGCTAAATTGAATACTCTTTGCACAAAGCGTTCCTTCCATAGCAAGCGTGAAGCCAAAGCAATGCTGCACTCCACAATGGATTCGCCAAGCGCTGCTAGGAAGGAATGCCGCAGTTACAAGTGCGACAAATGCCGCACATATCACCTGACCTCAATGTCGCTGGAGGATTTTGAGGCCGAACAGAAGAACAACAAAGCAACAAGTAAGGAACTCAGTCTTTGAACCGGGGAAGAGAACTGAAGAACTCCCGAGCCAGAGTGAACAAGGCTAGTAGCGACGTGGCCTTGAGGCGCTTGGAGCTTGCGGCAGCGGAGCGTCTGCTGGCTCTGGAGACCAACACGATGCACGAGCTTTACCAAAGCCCGGACACCCTTTCAACCATCAACGCAGTGATGCGTAACTACCGAAGCAAGAAAGTAGGACTCAAAGCGTGACTGAGAAAATTGAAGTTGGAGACATCCGTGGCGATCTGGTGTCAGTAGGCGACAGGATTGCATACGCAACACGAGCAGGAAGTAGTGCCTGCCTTACCGTGGGTACCATCATTGAGATTGTTCCTGCCAAGAAAGCTCCCCAGCACAGTCATCGTACTGTTACGCCCATGAAGCTTAGAGTCCAGTGCGAACACGAGAGCAATGGCTGGCCTCCAGAGAGGCCGGTACTCATTGAAGTCCACCACAAGCGCTTCGTGAAGGTAGGCCAGTAGTGGATAACCCGGAATACGTCTACGTGTGCTACAGCAGGAAGAACAAGGACGATCTTGAAGCTGCGCGATGGGAGAGGATTTACTTGGACAGGGACAAGGCTGTAGCTTGGATCAACAAAAAGAACTGCCTCTCCAAGAGGTTCTACTTTCTGGTGGCGGATCAAGTAAGTGACTGAAGTTTGTACCAAAGGTCACGAACTTTCAGGCGACAACCTAATTATCCACAAGAGAAGTGACCGTCCCAATCCACGTAAACGCTGCAAGATTTGTTGGGAGAACTCCCCCAGTAGAGCTAGCCGTAGAGCCAGACCGTCTTGGAATGAGATGAAGGCTATGGCTACCACGTACTTGCACGAAGACATTGAAGACCTCTTGAACTTTGGTGCCACGTACCATGAAATTCTGGAGCGTGGAGGTTTCTCAAGCTGGAACAAGCTGCAAGTGTCGTTGAAGAGTCGTGGCCGTACTGACCTGCTTGACCGTCTCTATGAACGAAAGAAGCAATTGACTAAGTGAAAATACTGGGATGTGATCCGGGTCTTGCGACCGGATTTGCAATTTATGACACAGACCTCTGTACGCTCACGTACACGTTTGAAACAGGGCAGGGCATCTACGGCTTCAAGCCCAAGTTCAAGGAACTCATGGGTGGCCTGTCCAATCCCTACGGGATTACCCACTTTGCCTGTGAGGGCTTTACCTTGCGCTCCAGCAACAAGTTCACGGCTGACTTGTCAGGCGTGGAAATCATTGGTTGGCTCAAGGGTGAAGGCTACTGGGGAAAGAAAAACCCTGAGCCTTTCCAGCACATGGGCCTGACCAAGCTGGGTGAAAAAGACTCAAAGGCTGACAGTAAGGTGACCAAGCTCATGAAGGCTCAAGGCTTCAAAATCGGCAAGGGTCATACACGAATGGCGGGAAGCGTTGCGATCTGGTACGCTTCCAAAGTGCTTTACCACGAACCAACTCTGGAACTACTCAAACCGAAGGATAGCTAATTGGGAACAGGACGTAGGATCAACGGTGACTCTGAGAGAGCTTACCGAGTCGTAAGAACAACCGAGTACACCCGTACTACCACAAACCAGTTCTACGGCCCTTACAGCACTCTGGCTGCTGCCAAAGGTAAGCGGACCACGTTGGTAGGGAATGAAGAGCGTTGGCCTACTGGAGCGCCTGTGTCGATTGTCATTGAACAGACGCCCGAGGGCTGGGAAAAGGTGGAAATCTAGTGCTGGAAGACAAAGAAGTAATGTGCATTGGCTGTGACGCCACGCACCTTGCAACGCCTGAAGAGCGTGAACACAAGAACCATGAGGGCAACGTCGTCATGGGAGTCCCTGTAGAGGACTACACTTACGTGATCGACATGTACAAGGGGCTTGGTCCCGGCCCTGTGTGCAAGAAGCACACTCGGGATGAAATCAGTACCATAAAAGAAAAGGAATTCGACTACAGTGTCTAGGACTTCAGATTTGCGAGTTGGCGACAAAGTTCGTGTCTTGAACAAAGCATCCACAAGTAAGGAATGGGTTGGTGCTCAAGGCATCATCAAGAACATTCTTGAGCAGTCATGGGGCAGGGACAACAACACTCTCGTTGAGCTTGAGTTGACCGCCACTGTAATCAGTGAGTGGGAAACGTGGAAAGTCGGACAGGTGGTAACCATTCCCATCTACAAGCTGGAGCTTGTTGAAGCTGCTGCAACTGTCTGGAAGGTTGGTGACCTTGTTGAGTTCTGGGATGAGGACAACGATCACTGGCAGGGTGGACGAGGCAAGGTAGTTTCGGTACCTGAAACCAATGGAAGCGTGTTCGTGCGTGTGGAACTCACGGAGCGTATCCCCCTGAACGAGCTTTACGGTGTGGGACAGGTGGTTGGCCAATTCCCCGAGAACTTGCGGGTACCCAAGCTCGCCACATGGAACACTGAAGCAGGTACCAATACCTGTGGCGGGCAGTTTGGCCCTTGTGATAACTGCAAGGAAGCTAAGGAAGAGGTTGTAGAAGAGACTCCCAAGGAAGCTGTCAACCACCCGCCACACTACGGTGGAGACACCACCTATGAGACGTGGAAGGTTGCTGAGGCTTGGGGCCTTGACGAAGATGCGTACCTCTTCAACGTGCTGAAGTACATTGCTCGCGCCGGTAAGAAGGGCAGCAAGCAGGAAGACCTTGAGAAGGCACAGTCTTACCTCCAGCGCCGTATCGAACACCCATTGGGGGCAGCAAAGTGAGCTTCAAGATTGGTGACCGCGTAGTGCCGAAGTTCGGCCAACACTATGACGGTCATGAGGGCAAAGACCTTGAGGTAATGGCTATTGATCCTAGAACACCTGACATTTCAGGTGTCGGACTCAAGGGCAATGATCCAGAGATTGAACATGACGTAGAGCTTGGTTACGTCTGGTACTACAACCGTGACTTGGAGAAGGTGTGATTCCCCCACAACCAAAGCTCCCTGAGTACATGACGTACCGGGAGGACCGTAGCCCGAAATACAAGGGGCACACAAATATTGGCCACGCAAAGAACGCGGTCAACAATGTAATTAGCCGCTACACGTATCATCGTGACAATACAGGTAAGATCATGCGTGATCCAGTTACCAATCGTGTTTTGTACTTGCCGTCACATGTCTACAGCCCTATCTCTGTCTTCAAGCTGGATGATGGGGAATGGAAGCTGCTCTGGGACTTCCCCAAGGGATTCCCTGAGAAGGACTTGCCGTGGCTCCAGTAACTCAAGCAGGCAAGGGCCATGTGCCCGAAGAGAACCTTCACGAGTACCGTAAGCTGGCACAGATCGCACGCCAGTACAACACGCTCTCGTATAACTTGAGCGCTCTTGGGAAAGGCTTTGAAGCTAGTACAGCTTTTAGCTGGTCACAAAACTACTGGAAGCAAGCTAACGCCTTGCGTGTAGACCTCCCCACCAAATAGAAGAAGCCCCTCACCGGAGTAGTGGTGAGGGGCTTTTCTGTGTCTAAGCTCTTCGTTGATGATACCAAGCAGGTAGTTCATCCAGCCAGTCAGGCATTTCGTTGTTTACTACAACGTCTTCCATGAAATGACCTGAGTAGCACATCCGATCAGTTTCCAAGTCCCACATTAGAAGCTTGAACAGTGCGCTTGTATTGCTACCTGTTAGGTGAGACGCCCACTTGGTAGCAATCTGTTGCCGGACACGCTTCTCTTCTTCAGACATTTCTCTGTCTTCAAAGCAGAAGGCACACACTATCCGCTGATCCTGACCTTGGCTGTGAAAAGCCTGTCCGGTACGCGCGCCCTGAACGTGCTTCTAAGGGGCGCGGAGCACTCGTTGCACCTGTAGGTCTGGTAAGTGCTTACGTTCGCCTTGGTGGACTTCACAAGGGGTGTGAGGGATGTGCTGCCACAGTTGGGGCACATGCTTTCCCCGTTGTCAAGCGGAAGGTACATTCCCATGTGTGGGTGCTTCTCGATCCAAGGCAGCACACTGAAATACAGTTTCTCGGTAACCTTGATGTCACCAATGTTGTACTTCTTCATCATGGCCCACGCCTTGGCGTCACCGGCCATACACTTGACCCAGAGTTCGTGGCCGATGTGAGCCACCTTGGCACCGATACCGAGCCGCTGGACAACGTAATCCAGTTTGTTGCTGGGGAAGCGGAATGCCTTCTTCACTGCTACAAGCAAATCGACATTCTTGTACGGAGTCGGCGGGGCATAACCCGCATCAAGGAATTCAGTGTGCAGGTGCTTCATGTCAAAGCCCTGTGAATTGTAACCAATGATGATGTCAGCTTCGTTGACCAACTCGTAGGCTGCACGAATCATTTCTTCGTGGCCGTCGTGGAAATTGGATTTGAAGATAATCTCTGGGTGGCCTACCCACTTCGCTGCAAACGAAATGATTTCCTGTGGCAACTGCAATTGCGCCAGAGAAACGTTCTGCTGCCACAGTCCCCAGACGTGGGCAATGTTAGGCGAATTCTCAATGTCGATGACCAGCACACGCACATCGTTCTTGCGAAGACGTTTCCCCATTTTTGCTGTGGCGTCAAGCGCCTTGATGAGTTCGCTCAAGTTAGAGTCCCAAGACCTCTCGACGGTACCGCTTGACAGAAGAGGAACTGACCTTGTAGTTTAGTTCTGTGAGGGTCTTGGACAGGGCATCGGCAGACCAGACAGCAGGTTCAGCTAGTGCCGTCTCCAGAGCATCCCTCTCTTCCTCAGTCACCTGAGTCAGGATGTGATCCAGCTTACGCGGGTTGATCTTGGGCGGGTTGCTTAGAGCGCCAATCAGTTCAGTCAAGGGTATTCCTCCAGTGGGTTGTAGTTCTCCAACCACTACTCTAGCACATCCCGCTCACGTGGCAGGTCAAACCCAACTCCAACCAAGTAGTTGGAACGCGTTTTCGACGTTCTCTTCTGATCTATAAATATTTATATAAAAAAATATATACAAAAATAAAACAAAAAAAAGAATGAATGAGAGTAGAGAGAGTGTGTTTTTTGCAGACGGCTGAGGCCAACCCCCTAGAATTCAAGGAAGTTGGCCTCATAACTGTACCGTCTGGTACACAATACATTCTGTCCGAAAATTTATAGGACGTTCTACCTCAGTAAGGGTAACCTAACCGAAAGTCATTCGTTTACATTTTCGGACAGAATACGGGGAGCCTTCGGAGGGCACCCTGCACAGTTCGGAAAACGGTAGACCATCGTCTCCAGAAAGTCCTTCGTATCCTCTGGATACTCAACTGGAGGAAGGGTAATGCTGAGGTCAGGTCCGCTACTGTCCGTCAAGGTCGATGGACACTGTAGAAACGGGTCCGGTGGTGACCTTGGCTTCCACCTTCTTAGGTTCGGCAAGCTCAACCTGTGGGGCTTCCACAGGAACGGTTGCCTTACCACCCTTGGTCAGATTGGGGATACCCCAGATAGTGGCAAACGACGCGAGGGTGACCTGAGCAATGCTCACCCACTCCTGCGCTGTCAGGGAACCGTCATCAAGTCCAAGGTAAGCAGCGCCAAGTCCGGCAGCAACGGCACCGACAAGTGCCTTCAGGTAAGTCAGTGGATTCACTTTGGGTCCTTCGTGGTTACAGTCGTTACGGTGGTAATGGCCTTGATAGCCTCGCTAAGCCCCTGCGAGACAGCTTCCTTGATCACCGCTGGGTCAGCGTCGTCAAGGCCGTCTACGGTGGCTTGCAGCGCCTTCAGGGCACCTTCTACGCGGAGTCCAATCGTCTTGGCGTCCGCAAGTTCCTGCAAGGCAATGATCTTGTTGCCGTCGCGTGTGACCGGAGTCTTCCACACGGCAGAAGGGATGTTCGGAATGGTCACGATGTGGTGAGCCAAGCCGGGGTTCTTGACGTTGCCGTAGTCGTAGCCGTCAAAGAGGACATCTTTCAAGTACTGGATAACGCGATCTGCTTCAGCCACGGTAAATTCATCCTTTGGTGTAGTAATTTCTCCAGCGGGGCTTATGTAGTCCCCGATGACTTTCTCTGGCCTTGGACGCAGCCAGCCAAGCAATGCTCCTGTACCAAGCTGGTAGTAACCCAACGTAGCGAAGTGAGCAGGCTTGTCGCTGTACAGCGCCCCATCAACCCACTTGTGGGGAAGAGCAAAGCCGTCCTGCTGCACTGCGCCGATGTTCAGCACATCGGCCCACGAGACAGCGCCAGTGTGACCGAACTGATTCAGGTAGTCTCCGTCAAAGACAAAGACATCCCCACGCTCTGGAATCTGGTTAGGGTTGGCAGGATCGTTGTAAATCTTGATCCAGTATTCTTCCGGTGCCACACGCATGAGGTCTCGTGCACCGTTGACACCGCCTACACATGTCTGCCACGGCACTCCAAAGATGTGCTGAGCATAGGCATCTACGAGGTCCACACACTGGAGACCGTAGTGGCCGTCAGGATCGAACTTGGTCCCTATAGCCGTGGAAAACCATTCTTCTTGTATTGGCTTCACTGCAATTCCTCTGGACGTGGTGGAACGGGTTTGGGAGGCACAAGAGCTTCCAATACCCCAATGTGTGCTATCGCCTTCAGGATAATTCGATCCCTGAGCGTCAACTCCGTTTGCAGGCTCTCGACTTTCTCTTTCAGAACCTTGACTTCACTCGTGACAAATGTCATTTGTTCGGTGAAGTTGTTTGTTTGCGTCGTGATCTGAAGCTGCAAACTCTCTACAATCTCGCCCCATGCTGTTGTAGTATCCCTAGCAGCTTCATTCTCGCTTGTTCGTTTGGCGATTGTGTTATCAATGAATGCCTTTATGACAACCCCGAGAACACCACCGCCAAGAAGAAGACCACCAATTTGCAAACAGATTTGTACTATTTGTTCTACTGGCATCCCATGAACCTTGCGTAAAGTGACGTATTCATGAATACCCCCATAATCTTGAAATGAAAAATTCCCCCTATACCATACTAGCATTCTGGTATAGAGGGAATTTTCTAAGTGTTACAAAGCCTTCAGCAACACCACAGACAAAACGTTATAGGTTGCATAAAGCGTGTTGATTGCTACCGAGCCTGTAGTACCTTGGATCAGCACACGCACCCGGAAGGTGTCACCTGCCACACAGTTGAAGATACCTGCCGCAGTGGAAGGACCAATACCTGCACCGGCAGGAGCGCCGGGGTTCAGTGCGCGGGAGAACGTCCCGCCGTTGCGCTGAAGCTGGAGGTCAACATAGCCGTTGGTCTGGGTTGTCAGCACAGAGGCGTTGAAGTAGTACAGTCCCGGCGTGGTGATCGTGACAGTACCTCCAGAGAACGTCAGACCGTCATTGTAGCCGCCAGCGTTGATGGAGTAGGGAACAGTAGCTTCCACACCATTTGAGAGCGTCCACGTCGAACCTGCCGTCACAGAGCCAAGCAACGACTTCACAGTTTCCTGCTTGGTCATGCGAGCACCCAGACCACTCTCAATAGAGGAAGCCATGGTTGCCAGCAGCGTGTTCAGCTTGGCAGGGTCAGTAAGGTCCGGGTACCATACGTTTGATGTAGGGGTAAACTGTCCCATTACGCTGTTACTCCCTCTGGCTCAACCTGCACCACAGGAGTGCCGTACTTGATAAGCCCCTGTTGCGAGCCGTCTTCGGTGTCGATGTAGAATCCCTTGAGATTCAACAGAGCCGTCTTCAACGCAGTGACCTGCATTTTCAAACTCTCAAGTTGAATCGCGAGTTCGTTGATTTGTTCTTCCATTTCCTAGCTTTCGTAATAAGGCAGTGGAGCCACATTGACATTGGCGATAGTTTTCCCGTTATGCAGAGTGTTCCAATCCCCTACGGTCTTGCTCTCTGCAAACTCACCATTCAGCACAGAGATTGGATTGTAGGTCTTAGCCTCAGTCACCTGAATTGATTTTGGTGTAATGGTCTGATCTGTCACGCGGTAATAAGAACCGGCGTGGTAGATCGAATCGTTCAGAGGATTGAACCTGTCTGCACTGGTTCCCGGCTCTGAATAATCGGCTCGGCTTTCTACAAAGGTAATCGACGCTTCACCGGACCCATATTCAGCAGCGAGTTTGTGCCCGATATTCCATGCCATGAGTTGTTTAGTAATGAACTTACTATCCAGTGTAATGCCCACGTCCTGAGCGGATCGTGGATTGCCGGTGTAAATCTTTTGCGGAACAGGTTCCTTCAAAGGCAAACCATAACCAACAATGTAAAGTGCTGGGCGATCTGCTACACCTTCAGAAACACGGTATGGAGCACGCACAGTATCAATTGTGGGTGCCTGCATGGTGATTTGAATTTCACCAGAGACGCCGGTCGTGTTGACAGTGATGGAGCCACCATTGTCTTTCCACCATTGGGGATCAACAATGTAACCGTCGTTGCCGGTAATGACGTAGCTACCAAAGGCTGACGTGTAGGGAACAGGAACGCCGGAAACCGGAACAGGCTGATTCAGGAAGATAAAGGAATTGTTTGTCTGGACAACCTCAACCTTTGTCTCACCCTTTTCAAGGCTGTAGACAGAATCCGCTTTCCACATCACGTCGTAGTTGTCAGCGCCGGGAAGGCGTTCGTAGTAATTCACTTCCACCGACCTCGCCGTTTCCCTGTCCTGCATCTTCTCGACAAGTCCGCTCTTCTTCATGGTCCGTGACGGATAGAAGCCGGAGCCTCCTGTCGGCGTCCGCAACGATGCACGCGAGCGGAAGTTGATGGAGTCCTGTGAGAAGTAAATGTCCACATCAAGGATGGAGCAGAACTCACGAATCTTGTCCCACACGTTGCCGGTGAAGCCCGGAACAAAGTCAGGGAACTTGGCCAGTTCCGCAGCAGGGGCAGGGTAGTCAGTGAATAGGCTCAAGTTGATCTGCCACTGAGGGTAGTTCTCCTGCAAGGTGGCATCCTCAGTCATGAAGGCCACAGACGGCGCAATGTACGTCTTACCACTGATCAGTGCAGCATCGTAGCCCAAGTCCATCGTGAAGGGCTTAGGACGGTTCCTGAGTGTGCTGACGACACTGGAAACCGTAGAGTCTGTGTACACACTCTGCTGGGTTGTGTAGTTGTACTCCAGCAACCGGAACTGGACATCCACTTTGGTGGCGTCAGCTACGTTGGCATCCACCTTGACCAAGAAGCACACAGGCTGATTGTAGAGCGGGGCTTGCGTCCACGTCTTGAGTGTGGTAGTAGCTCCACTGCCGATCTTCTCCAGCAGTGCCCACGCCGTGTCATTGCGCCGGATAGTGTAGATGACATTCTGCTGAAGGTGAGGCAAGAATGCCTGCACACGGTACTCCGAAACCTGACTGTCGATGAGCGCACCGAAGGTGATCCCCTGAGACAGGTTCACGTCAATGGTAGGAGCGTAGGCACCCAAGCTGCCTTCAGTCGTCACGTAGGAACGGTACGTCGTAGGAGGTCCGTAGTAGCGCCACTTGTACACTGAGTCTGCCATGTAGCCAATGGAGCTAGTACTGGAGATGTAGTGCTTGAGGTTGCCTTCCACAGAGTACTTGGGTACACCGGCCATGAGGCACCAGTGTTCCAGCGCTTCGTAGGCAGGATACGTCAGAGTGTCGCCCTGCATGATGGGCAACGTGGTCTGTTCGGTGTTCAGTTTCTCAAAGATCGTACTCGCGTCAATCTGGGTGAGAGGGGACTGAGCTTTGCTCACGCTGGTCACACGTCCGCGCGTGACCTCTCCAGACTCCTGAGTGTAGTAATAGAAGCCGGTCCAGTCCCTTAGTGACACATCCGTGCCAACAAGAGCCTTGGGGTCTCCATCAAAGTCTGTCACCGTTGCGCTGAAGGTAGGAATCTGCCCTGAGCTATCGGTAGGGTTTACTGGCACGGCTGTGCTACGAATGTTGTAATTGGCAAGCTCACCAAGTGGTGTATTGGTGTCTGTCCGCTTGAGGCTTTCCACTAAATAGTCCTGTTCGAGATGTTCTGAACTTCAGTGAAGTCCAAGGTCAAACCAATACGATCAATGACAGAGGATACGAGAGTTCCTGCACCTGTACCTGAGAATTGCACAGCGCCTACACCTTGCCCCGGAGGCATGAATTCGTTTGGCTTGGTGGTTTGGTAATCCGTGGTGCCAAAGGTAATTCCACGCAAAAGCAGTGTGGAGCCAAGAGGCATGTAGATATCCAACTCCAGCATGGAATACGTGGTGTCAGTTGCCGCCAAAACTTCAGAAGAACCGCCAGTGAAGTTAGTGAAAGTGTTCAGAACAACCCAGCTATCAGTGGACGCATTGTAACCGCGCACCTTGATAGCTGCCCCACCTGTGGCGAAACCAAGCGCTGCCAGCCGGTAAGGCATTCCCGGTACACGAATGTGCCGCGTCCGCAAGACTCCCTCCAGCAGCACACCCGAACCAGAGAGAGCCTGTGTCAGGTGTAGTCGCCGGTTGGACCTGTAGCTGAGTGCGTTGGGGACTTGGGCAATAGGCCACGGAGACACGTAAGGGCGGCACCAGCCATTGGCTTGGTACGCCAGCATGTAAGGGTTGCTCCACCGAGCGGGAAGGATGTTGTCCTGCCCCGCAGAGGGGTCCGTCATGTAGAACGGACCCCCACCGAATTGGCCGTTGTAGGTGTTGATCAAATGCTGCAAGCCTGTAGAGCCAGACTTCCATCCAAGGGAGAAAGACTTGAATGCGGTGGGCGCACGATAAATGCTACGCCCACCACTTACAAGCTCTGTTACCTCAGTGTCAACCGTTGTGTCAAACGACATTCCTGATTCAGGAGGACGTACTTCTTGAATCGCTCCCGGAACACCGAAGTAAAATTTGTCAGCCAATTTATCCTACGCCCTTGCTTGCCAGAATTGCAGTTCCTTCAGCCACCGTAGATGCGAGCTTTTCAACACCTGCATAAAGATCAACAGGGCGATCAGCGAGCCGCAGTATAGTGGCAAGATTATCTGCTGTCAATTCTACCAGCATGGCTCCACCGCCCCCAGTACCTCCGCCGGAGCCTCCACCAACCTTGCCGCCGCTGGAGAAATGAGGCATCTGCATGTTGTTCATGGCGTTCATGACATCCGTGCCCCAGAAATCCACGGCACGCTTCTTCATGATGAACTCTTCGGACTGGATGCCAACCAAGCCCTTGCCGTCAACCTTGGCAAGCATGTTGTCCTTGCTAAGGTTTGACGGAGCCTTCCCCGGTATTAGCCCACCGTCAGAGAAGCCTTGAACCACGCCACCCTTGCTGTACGCAGAAGCTTCAGCGAGACCTTTGAGGTCCATACCAGCCGCGCTAAAGATAGGCTTGATCTGGCGGATCATTGCCTCCAGCTTGGCCTTAGCTTTTGTCGTGTCTGCGTCAATGTCGATAGTGCTTGACTTGTAGGCAGGGATAGAGTTGATAGCCCCAGCCAAGTCCCTAGCGTTGGCTGCACCAGCGCCGAAGTCGTTCTCAGAGTCAGTCACCACGCGGTAAGGTACCTTGTAGATCGTGTCAATGTAACGCTGAGTAGTACCGATCAAAGCATTCAACGAGCCTTGGTTGTAGCCCATCTGCGACACCTGAATACCGAAGGTGTTTGTCAGACCAGCAGCGTAGTTGGCTACCTGCTGCTGACTTGCACCTGTAGCAGCATAGGCAGCAACCATGTCGATCATCTTGGACTCAAGGCCACGGAGAGCTTCACGGTTTGCGATAGCCGCATCCGAGTAACCGTCCAGCGCGTACATACCTTGCTCAAGAGAGGTTTGAGTTTTCTTGTTGGCGTCAATATCCCTCTGCTTGGCAGAAGCCGCGTCAAGCGCCTTCTGTTCCTGAGCAGCGTAGTCAGCAGCACGATCAACTTCTCCATACTTGATGGAGATGTCTTTCTCAATCCCAGCCTTGCGAGCGTTGACCATTTCGTCGTTACGCTCATTGTTGAGTTCCTTCTGCTTCTCAATGAGGTCACTGATCTGCTGAAGTTCATCTTCACGCTTCTTGGCGATAGCATTCAGGGCAGAGTGGTACTCATCCGTGGCCTTCTGGAGACCGTGCTGCTGATCAAAAGCACTTTGCAGGCCAGTCTTCAAACGGTTGGCGTAATCCTCAGCAGCTTGGGTGGCACTGTCAATGCCGTCCTTCATGTCGTCGCCAGCCTTCTTACCGGCGTCGCCAGCCTTCTTGGCTGCTTCCTTCACCTTGTCATAGCCGTTTGAAAGGCCACCAAAGTTAGGAGTGGCTGCTGCTGTAGGTGCAGCCTTCACCTGAGACGGCGCGGCACCAGCAGTGCCAGTGCTCAACTTGCTCTTGTAGTTGTTGAGCATACTGTTGGCGATCTTCTTGACTCCGCCAAGACCGAAGCTCTCCATCATGCCAGCGACGTTACTCACGACACCCTGAAGGCTGAACAGTTCAGCGCGCGTGTAGTTGCTGAAGTTCATGACGTTGGCAATGGCAGCCGAAGTATCAGTGTTGATCTTCGCTTCGTACTTGCCGTTCACGATGTCAACAATGTACTGCTGCATCCGGGCCGCGTTTTCGTTGGCCGGATCAGTCAGTGCCGCAAGGACAACCTCATAAGGCTCACCAGTGATCGTGGAAACATCCTGTGCAAGCTGAAGCACAGCCTGCTGTGCAGGAGTCGTGTCCGCAGCAATCGCCATGTGAGGATTGTTGTTCTTGAGGAAGTCACGCAACGTCTGATCAAACACCGACAGGTCAGACAGGGCTTTGTCAGTGTCCACGTTCACCGGCAGGTCTACACCCTCACCGAAGATGCTAGCCACGCCCTGCTTCGCCTGTTCTGCCACAGCGCTGACCTGTGCAGGATCAATACCGCGAGCAGCCATTTCCTGTGTCAGACCATCAACGAACGCCGTGTAGTCAGCCGTTGCCTGCTGAGTTGACTTTCCAGTGGTTTCAATGAGGTTCTGCTGTTCCCGAGCAGCGGCAGCCAAAGCCTCTTGGTAGTTCGCAATGTTCTCGCGCCCACCTTCAGTGGATGTGCTGAAGTCCAGTGAGTTAGCGAGACCTTCACCCAGATTGTTCAAAGCCTCTTGGGTGGCAGATTCCGCATTGGCGATACCAAAAATCTGGTCAATCAGCTTGTCGATCTTGTCAGCAGCGGTTTCCGCTTTGTCACCGACATCTCCGATTTCCTTAGTGAGTCCGTCAACAGACGGGGCAGCATTAGCGGCAGCGTCACCGACACCGCCAGCAGCCTTGTCAACGTCCTTCAGGTTCTCAGTTGCGGCAGCAGACTTCTCGCCAACCTCAGTGACCTTGTTCTTGATCCACTCAAGGCGACCGTCGAAGTCCTTGTTCTGCATGTCCCCGAAGTCTGCGAAGCCCTTCTTGCGAGCAACTTCGTCAAGTACCTTGATGACTTCCTTGCCAGCGTCACGGCCCTTCAGGGCAGCGGCAGCCAGCTTCTCAAAGGGGACACCAGCCTGACGTGCAACCTCAGTCAGTGACTTGTTCAAGTTGCCTACAGCAATGCCGTCCATCCACGAAACCTTGATCTGGTCAAGGGCTTCAGCAGAGGCACGCTTGGCAGCGTCGGCACCCTGACCCATGGCGCGAGCCATTTGATCAGCAGCCTGAGAAGTCTCTTCAGCAGACGTGATCATGGTGGTACCGATCAGAGCCGCAGCGCCAATCAGCACACCCACAGGACCACCGGCAAGACCGAGAGCAGCGGAACCGAGAGACTTCATGCCCCCACCCAGACGCCCAAGAGCGCCGGTTGCCGTGGTAGCAGTAGGAGCAAGGACACCGATGGAACCGGCAGTGCCAGCCTTGATTGCGCTGTTGGAAGTGGTTGCAGCGATGGACAGCGCCTTGAAAGCTCCAGCGTTCTGGATCAGAGACGCGGCGTACTGAGCAGAAGCACCCTTGGCCATGAGCATAGTCATGGCTACCTGCTGGATCGTACCCTTAGCGGTCAGACCTGACTTGAGGGTACCGGCACCCAAGACCTGCTGGAAACCGACCATGCCAGCAAGCGTGAACGCCTGTGCAGCCTTGAACGCGAGCAGGACACCGACAACGGTACCCAGACCCAAGAAGGCGTTGATGAACGTAGTGATTGCAGGAGAGGACTTTGCCAGCCGGTCAGCAGCAGTGGTGATGTTCAGAACGGTGTCAGCCAATGTGCTGAGGATACCGCCCTCACCCAGCGAACCCTTGGCCAGCGTGTCCATGAGGTTCTGAATGGAGTTGGAAATACGCTTGATCTTCGCGTCCATGGTCTCGAAGACGCCCTGCGTGCTTTCCTTCAGGAATGATCCCTCAGAGAAGGCAGTGGAGGCGTTCTTCAGGGAGTCACCGAAGACACCGTAGCCGTTGGCCAGACCAAGGATGAACTGCTTGTCAAAGACGTTCTTGGCTCCAATGTCATCCAGCACACCGGAGACAGAGCCGGTGTCAGCAATCGCCTGCTTGATACCTCCGATGTACTTGTAGAAGAACGCGGAAGGGTCAGTCTTCAGCAGGTTCTTGGCAGCGTCGTCAGTTTCGCCAGTGTACTTGGCAAACTTGTGGAAAGCCTGCCCACCTTCATCAGCAGAGCGGGAGAGTCCAAGCATGATGCGCTGGAACGCACCACGAGCCAGTTCAGGACGGATACGCACGGATGCCAGCGCACCGGAGAGACCCACAACCTGATCAGCCGTGAAGCCGAACTGTGCACCGGCAGCAGCAATCTGGTTGGTGACAGCAATGATTTCGGTTTCCGTAGCGGCAGACTTCACACCGACGTAGGCGATAGAGGAACCGATCTTGTTGAAGAAGTCCTCTTGCTTTCGGAGCGGATCAAAGCTATTCTGGAGACGGCCAAAGGCAGTAGAGGCTTCGTCAAGAGAGACGTTCGATGCAGCACCGAAGCGTGCAACCGTTTCGGTGAACGCGCCGATTTCCTCTCCAGCGATACCAAGCTGACCGCCAATGGTGGAGATGTTCGCGAACTCACCGAACGTCAACGGAATCTCCGTGGCCAGTGACTTGAGTTCCTGACGAAGGTCAGCGAAGCTTGTAGTAGTCGAGTCCTTGAGTGAGTCGTTGGTACGGATCACCTGTGCGAAGTCGCGTTCATAGGCGATAGCCACAGCAGACGTGGCAACAGGGATCGACATCAGGGCAGCACTGATTACGGTGAAGGTCTGCCCCACGTCATAGAGCAGGTAGCGCGAGTTGCTGAGGCTGTCATTGAGACTCATGGAGCCGGAAGCAGCCTTCTGCTGTGCCTGTGCAAGGCGAAGCTGAGTAAGCTCTGTACGAGCCGTAGCGCTGGCAAGCTGCTGCTGTGCCATAGCTCCACGAGTAGAAGCAGCCGTGGTGCGTTCTGTCTCCGTAGCGAGCCTCTGAGCGCCGATAGCTGCCTGTGCATCCATACGCACGCGAGCTTCAGCGTCACGGCGTGCAGAAGTAGCAGCGGCTCCCAGACCGCTGGCCACACCACCCTGACGGATGCGAGCAATCTTCGCTTCAGCAAGTGCCTGTTCACGCGCGGTCTTAGCCAGCTTGGAAGAGTTGTTGATGCGTACACCATCGGCACGAGCAGCTTCAGTGGTTGCCTTGGCACGGTCACGGTCAGAACGGATCAACGCAGCGTTCGCGCGAGTCAGTTCAGCCATGCTCTTGGCTACAGAGTCAAGGTTTCCCTGAGCACCTTTGAGGGCACCATCAAGATTGCGGAGAGTTTTGTCAAGGTCTTTGGCCGTATTGTCAAGGTTCCGCAAACCCTTTTCTGACTCGGCTGTGCTAATTACCACACTAGCGTTGAAATCGCCGGACACACGCGCCCCTTATATCATAGGAATTGAACTATGTCAATTCTATCGTATAAACGAAAATGCCCTCCAGCTTTTGACTGAAGGGCATTTCTTATGTAGCCTCGGCTTCTTTTGCAACCTTGGCCATTAGTTCGTTGTGATAATCCTCCCGAGTGGGGAGAGTATCAAAACCTTCTTCCAAAACCGGAACAACAAACAATGTCCTACCCGGCTGAGGATTCTTGATCTTCTTGCTTTCCACTTCATCAAAAGCACATGAGTGGCATTCAATGTGGTCATGCTTGAAAGCAATTGCGTTGTTCTCAGAGTATGCGTACCAAACGGGAACTCCACACTTGGGGCATTTCTCTTTCTCAATTGTCTCGTAAGCCATGGCCAAAGCTGCATCCCATTTGTGTGGGGTCTTCAGCTTCTTGTGGTTATTCATCAGCATGTGAGCCGGTGAGTAACCCCATTCCTTAGCAGAAGCGATTGCCCGAAGGTAACCGCGCTGCTGAGGACGGATTAGGACTGTGACAAAAAATCTGCGTCCGCAGCCTTGACGTTGTGGAATACAGCATTGGCGAAGGTCAGGGTGTTGGCCTTATCCAGCACACGCTCCCACTCAGACTGGAGCAGCTTGCCGCGAAGCTTCTCTACAGTCTCAACCTTGAAGGCACGTTCGTCAGTCGCGCCCTTGGCATTGGTTACCCGGATGATTGCCTTGGAGACCAGTTCGTTGTCAAGCTTCTCCAGCATGACCTCATTGGCCTCTTCCTTCTCATCGGCAGAAGCCTTGGAAGCAGCCTTGTTCTTGCGACGGACTTCCTTGACCAGAATGCGCCAGAGTTCAGGCGCCACACCACGCATGTGGAAGGTGAGAGCAGAGCCGGAGACGCGCTCAATAAGTTCCTTCTCGCGCTCCTGAAGCTCTTCAATCTGCGCGTCGATAGCTTCCTTTTCAGGAGAGTCAGTCATAGACCCCTGTGCTTCAGCGGAGTACTTCAATGCCTCTCGACCGAGTTCAGCAATTTCCGCTAGGACTTCATTCAATTCTTCTGCACCAGCAGCGTCAAGGTAAACCTTGACCTCACCCGTAGGGTAGGTAACCTCATTCAGTGCCTCAACAAGATCAAAGGTTTCGTCAGCCTTCATTTCTTCAACAACGGCGGCAACTTCAGCTTCGTTCACAGACAATTTGACATTTCCTTTTTTAGGGGGTATAAGCTCAACCCCTATACTATCAGAACGTAGAAAAGCCCCTCTCCGTGGAAAGAGAGGGGCTTTTCAGGATTCGTTACGTTCCAATACCAACGTGTACTACTCTAGCACATGCTACGTGGCAAGTACGACGTTCACTGCCATTTGGCCCTGCGGCTTGAATGGAACGGTGAACTGGATCGGTGCGCCGCCGTCGCCTTCAACGTCCTGAGTGTAATCGGAGATTACACGGAAGACCGAGACAAGCTGCCCGGAAGCAGGAGCGACAGTGGACTTGTAACCGTGGCGGCTCACAAGCCAACCTTCCACGCGACCTGCCTTGAACAGGTTCACAGCCGTGGTGAACACCGTAGGTGCGTCACCAATGGCGTCACGGAAGAAGGAAATGTTCGCTTCGTAGTTACCGAAGGTGTACGTTGACACGTTACCTTCATCTACGATAGTCTTGGAGTCATCGGTATCCGAGTCAGTTGCAGCCAGCGTGTAGCCGGTAACAATTGCAGCGGAGATGTTGACACCAGCAGCAAGTTCGGTAGCCTTGGGAACAAGGTAGTTCGCAATGCCAGCGAGAGGAACCCACCAGATAGTAGAGTTCGGGGACATCATTTTAGCCATTGGGCATCATCCTTACGCTACGAGAGCGACGTTGAGGTTCATGCTGCCCTGCTGAGCAAACGGAACCGTGAACTGGATCGGGCCAGAGTCAGACACGACATCCTGAGAGATGTCAGACATGACCTTGTAGACCGAGACAACGTGACCAACGGCAGCAGCCGTGGTGGACGGATAACCGAGACGACGTACAAGCCAGCCGATGGAACGGCCAGTCTTGAAGAAGTTGAACGCCTTAGCGTAGTCAGTCGTGGTGGTCACAAGGTCCGAGTCACGGAAGAACGTGATGTTGGCTTCGTAGTTGTAGAACGTCGGAAGCTCTACGTTCGCACCGTCACAAATGCTTGTGCTGTCATCAACGTCAGAGTCAGTTGCATTCAGGGTGTAACCCGAGACAACAGCACACGAGATGTTACGGGCAACCGTCAACAGCGCAGCAGAGGGTGCCAGCGGGTTGAGGTTGGCGGATTCAGGAACCCACCAGATAGTCGTGTTTGGCGACATCATTTTAGCCATTGTCGGCACCATCCTTGTTTGTTACTTCGTCGTCAGCGCCCTTGGCAATCGGACCTTCTGGAATTACGCCGTCTTTGACAGCCTCACCGAAGACTTCGATTTCCTCAGCGCGAATGGCTGCATCAATCTGCTTCTGTGTAGCTTTCTTCAAAGCCGGGATGTTTTCAATCTCGCTTGGCAAGACCAGAGAAATAATGCCAGTCACTTCGTGGACGGCGTAAACTTTCTCAAATTCACTCACTTTTGCTCTCCTTTATCCTATTCAATATTAGCACGGTTGTGCTATGCGGGAATTTCCGCTGCATTCACGATATATCGGAATGACTGTGTTGATGCATAACGGCTTGGATTTACCAAGTGCGTTACAGCACCGTGCGCCCCATAAAGCGCATTTCGGATTTCTCCGCAATTGGTTGGAACAAATCCAAGCAGCTTAGTACGGGCAATAGAATGCAGCCGTCGCGCTGCCCCTTTTGTACTCGCAACACACTGAATGACAATTGTTGTTTCGTCAGAGTCATAAGCAGCCCCGACAATTCCATTCATGCGACGTGGAGCCTCAGCCGTACCACCAAAGGAAATGGTGATGTACGGTTTGATTTGATCACCAATCATCGTAATCATGTCTTCGTCAGGAACTTCATCTTCATGATGATCCACATGAGGAATTGTCTTGATGCGAGCAATGATTTCTTCTTGGCTTTGAAACAGTGTCACTTGATTCCCTTGTTCTTCAGGTGTTTCTCCACAGCCATTGCGGAGTTGGTCAGCGCGTGCATGGCACTGACCTCAACCGTTCCCCTGCGAGTTTCGACAGTGCCACCATGCTCTTGAATGTCAAAGTACTTTTTCTTCTTGTTCAGCCAGCCCCACTTGACAGTGATAATGTTCCCTCGCTGTGTCACATCAGCGTCGTAGGCGTCGTACATGGCACCTGTCCAGATACGGTTGTCCTTTGGCTCTATGGACAGATCAGAGGGTGTTGTTGCAATAGTGTTTTGGCCAACGTTCTTTGCAATGATCCCTGCCACCAAGGCGTCATCCACAGCGTTCTTACGGATTGTGGTCTTGGCAGCTTTGTTGAATCCGAGCAGACTGTTACGCAACTGCACACGGCCCTCTACGCCTGCCCTAGTCACTAGGCTCCGCTTCCAGTCCGTAAGGCTGTCCTGAGTCCTTCTGAAGGCAGCGGTACAGGTAGGTCTCGTGAATCCACAGACCTCCAGAACCCTTAGAGATGTTGCGGCCACAGTGCTTGCAAGTTTTCATTACGCCTGCTTCATGTTGTTCTGTGCTGTCAGCACACGCTCCCAAGCGTTGCTGCTGGATTCGTCCCCATGAACGTAGTAGGTGTCCCCAACCTTCTCGGGGTCCGACTCATTTGCGAGAACAGTAATCCGGTCATTCACACTCACGTTGAATGAGCCGGGGATCAGTTCGTTTTCATCAAAGCCAATGCAAATACGCATACGTTGAAGTTTGGCTGCATCTTCAGGAATGTCACGGTTGGTAGGGAATGCTACCTTCTGAATTCGGGCAGCCCCACGGTAGATAGGTTCGTAACCTCCACCGTCAACTTCTCCAGTTTCAAAGTTGTAATCACCGCGCTCCGTAATATGCTCAATAAGCACACGCCCCAAGTGTGTACCATTTACCGTATTCCGGTGGTGGAAGATAAACCCCGGATGGAATACACCCCTCATCGGAGCGGCCACTTTGCAGGAGTCTCGTAGAAGTCCACAACCTCAAATGCCTCAAGGGAATCGTTGGACTCATCCAAGTCATTCTGCTTGATCTTGAATTCAGCAGCGGTGCGGCGAAGTTCAGCAGCTACAGCGGGACCGTCTGTGCTGAGGTCTTCAGTACGAATTTTCTTGGACACAAGCGCTTCGTTGGATGCCAAAGCAAGCAGGGCATCAGCAGCAGCGCCATACAGCTTGTCACCATTGATTGCAATGTAGGCACTCAGTTGGTCATCAGGTACGAGGTAGTCAGCAGGAGCTTCAGGATTCGCGGGGTCTTTGTACCGCTCTGTCTGGAACAGCAGCGCCCTAAGCTGCCCCAGTGGGGTATTGTACTGTGGGGGATAAATGTTGGCCATACCATACATTCTAGCATTTGTCAAATAACCTAAGTCAGAAAATACCGGCTAAGGTTATAACGCAAGAAAAATCCCCCACTGCCCGTATTCAGTGGGGGATTCTTAGCAGGAGCACTCAATCGCGAAAGGAAGGAAAGCGAAGAGGTATAGCTCGGAACTGCCGTAATAAATACTTTAGCACACTTGACAGTTTTCTGCTGGAGAGGTTACTGTGGACACATGCACACAGAACAGCTTATCGAATCTGTACGTTCTCTCCCAATGCCTGCTTGGACCGGAAGCAAGGAAGAGTACTACGAAGCCAAGACAAAGGTTGTAAACGCAAGAAACCTCCTTGAAAAGGAGTGGGAGCTTTGGCTGGCAGAAATGTACGCTAGTGACCTGTCCCGCAACGTCCAAATCCTGATCTTTGACAATGTGCGGAGTGAGGCATACCTCAACCAACATCTTATGTGGGAACAAAGGTATCTTGAGATGCATGGCATGTACACTGTCTACGCTGCTTTCGCACGGCAAGTGATTGACCTCCAATAGGGCATAAGAAAAGCCCCCACCTTTCGGTAGGGGCTTTTCTAGAAGACTTAGACTACAGGAGTCAGGAAGTCAGGAGCAGCAGCGTTGGACTCGCCGGTGGATGCGTACATGGACGCACCGAACCAGAAGCCACCAGCCACAACGTGACGCACGCGGTACTCGATGTCATCATTCAACAGCGAGCCTTCCAGAGAAGGAACAGCGCCGCCGCCCAAGTAGAGGCCGGTGTTGCCCGACTGGCGGAACTCTGGCTTCTCGTGGTTGCGGAGGAAGTTGACCACGATGGAATCGCGGGTACCGTCGTTACCGTTCAGCGGAACAAGGAACCACGTGGTGGCTGCGTTAGCATCCTTGTTGATCTGAGTGAGGTAGTCGTTGACTACCAGAGTCACATCGGAGCTACCAACAGAAGTGGTGTACTTCTTGGTGCCTTCCGTAACCTCAACAGAACCGAGAGCCAGAATGCGCTCTGCCGTGGTCTGAAGGTTGGTAGGAACGATCAGGGCGAACTTGTTCACCGTGACGTAGTTGCCGTTGACCTGACGGCTGCGGATTTCGCGCTTGGCGAATTCCAGAGCGTTCAGAGACAGCTTGTAGCGGGTACCGGATGCACCAGTCGTACCCATGGCGTTGCCGTTGCCGGAGTTGAAGGTGACAGTGTTCACACCAGTAGGAGTGACCAGCGACTCAAGAGCAGCGGTTTCCTCAGTGGTCTTCGCAATGCGAGCCATTTCACCCGGCAGAGAGGCAATGAAGCCCCACTCATCGTTGATGACGTCTTCCCACGAGAACGGAATGCGAGCACCGTTCTTACGCAGAGACAGACCCTTTTCGGATGTGCTCCACCGGAACGTTGGGTACTCAGTCAGTTCAGGGATGTTCGGCAGCGAGTGAACCGGAGTCGCGAAACCGCCGTTGTCCGCGAGGTCAATCGCGTTGTTGAAGAGGAATTCCTTCTTGCGCTTCGGCTTGAAGTCCTCAAATACGTCGCGCTTGGCGAACTGGGTCCACGTGGTGGGGAGACCTGCATACTGCTTGAGCAGTTCAGCACCGTTGGCGTAAGCGAACGTGCGAGCGAGGTCAGAGGTAGAGATAGCTTCGTTGAAGGCATGACCCTCAGAAACTACCTGCTTGAGAATACCGCGAGCACGGTAGTCTCCACCGAGAGCGTCACCAAAGACCTTAGCGGTCTCTTCAAGTTTCTTGTTGTAATCCATTGTCCGCTATTCCTTACGCGCTTGCCGTTACTTGACCGGGCTGGAGAACCTTTACGATTGCATCTCCCAGACCAGTTCCCTTAGCACGGATAGCCGCGCCCCAGAGGAAGTTGCCAGTGGCCGTTGCCGTCAGAGCGCCAGCAGGGGTGATGTATACGGGAGTACCGTAACCGGCAAGTGCACCGTTCACAGGAACTCGCCAGACACCAACGTGGCTGATGGAGGCGAAGTTATCAGCATTGCCGATACCGCCGGTCTTCTGCGGAACGCCATTGATGACATTCTGATTGGTAGTTGCGCCACCTTCGTCAGTCTCAGCAACGGCATTCAGAATGCCAATACGGAGAGGGGTACCGGAGAAAGTACCATCGGGGACTGGCGCAGAAAGGTGGTTACCTTCCTTGAAAACTTCGTTCAAAGCCACTGTTTGACCCTTTCGAGAATTTGTTCTAATAACATATTAGCAGACAATTGTCAAATGCCATTTAGAACTAAAGATTTTGGTAAAGCGGGGCAGGTACTCTCTATTGAATACCTGCCCCATTAGCACACCCATTACGGCTTCACAGCGTTATGCCCCTGTGCTGAGGGAGACAGGATCACCGCCTAATTAGTTGCTGGCATACACCGAACTAAAGTCAAACGCCTTATTGCCATTACCGGCCTCTTCAATAAGGCCAGCACCGTCTCCAGCCTTTGCAGCCTCAAGAATCTCAGCAGCAATTTCCTGCTCTGCCTTGATAGCTTCGTCAAGAGCCTTGCCAGCTTCGACAGCCTCAAGCACACGAGTGCGAGCCTTAGCGGACAGCTTGGCCTCTACGAGAGCGTCAGCAACCTCAGTGGCGGACAGAGCCTTGGGCTTGTTGGCCTCTTCAAGAGCCTTCTGCTTCTCGGTCTCTGCAAGCTCACGAGCGGTCTGCTCTGCTGCAAGAGACTCGTTGAGAGTGTTGACACCCTTGGTCAGGTTGTCAAGCGCGTCCAAAAATTCCTTGGGGAGTTCCAATTCAGTTTCCTCTTCCTGTGCTTCCTCAAGCTTTTGTTCTTGGGAATTGTTTTCTCTGGCAGACTCTACAAGAGAGTCAAATGCTCCACCGGCACCAGCCGTGGTAACAATGTCAACCGAATGGACCTGCGTGAATTCCGCAACTTCCATTCCCCTTGCAGTTTCTACAAGGTTTCCTTCTGCCCTAATGGACACTGCAATCAAGCCAGCTTCAGCGAGTTCCTTGATTTCGGCACGCTTGGATTCCTTGATTGTCAGGTTTGCCCAAAGGTCTTTGCCGTCGAATTCAGCATCTTCGGAAAGCCAACCAACAATGTCACCAATACGCCGTTCCGGCTGGGACCATTTATCTTCTGAGCTTGGGTGGTTCTCAAAGCTGCGAACGCCTGCCTTGAACAAACCCTTGCCAGCTTCAAGCGCTTCTTTGGGGTAATAGGCAGATGACCCTTGACGGTCACCTTCAATAATCTTGATACGCCATGTCTTACCTGTAAGATTGCCTGCAAGCTTTCCTGCTTCTAGCAGTTGAGCCATTGTCACACTCCTATTGTTCCTAAACACAATATTAGCAGATTGTCAAATGGCAAAAGAAAAGCCCTCCTAAGAGGGCCGTTCTTTATGCTACCTTCGCACCGTACTTGTTTCCAAGGTAGCGGCTAACCGCTGCCCTAGTTACTGCATCGTGGTAGCCACGGTAGATAATGGTGCGAATATGAACCCCCCACGCGGTAGGCGCGGAAATAGAAATACGCTCATGCGGCAGAGTCATTACCTGACTATCCGTTACCACTGAACCATTATTCAGTGAGTTGAAAATGAAACCGCTGGTATTCAAGCCCCATACTGCTACGTTGTTGCCAACCATGCTACCGGCTGTCAGTGAACCAGCCCCGCCCGTCCTACGCGCCAGAAGCGCGTTACTCGGGCCAGCAAAAGTCTGTTGGCGCATCGTGATAAATGTATTGGGCACAACATCATTCAATGCTGTGGAACCGTAGGTTAGCAGTAGCGGAACACTTGAATCTGTGATGTCAGCCAAGTTGCTGTAGACCGTATAAATAGTCCTAGCTTCAGCATCTCCGAAACCGCCCGGCAAGGTATACCCGCCTACCGTTGAAGTTGTCAAGTCATATTCGGGCTTGCCAGCAAGGTCAAGCAACTGAGGCGGGTAGCCAATTGATGTGCTCCCGTTGACAGTACCTTCCCACTTGCTGAAGGGCTTTGTACCGTCTATGAAGTCTCCCCGGTAATCTCCTTCAACGAGCATCCATTCCCGGAACTCAAACACACCATCTGTCGCTGTCTGAGGAACCAGAGGAAGGGAAGCGTATACGGTGGTGGCTGGAGTACCGTCCCGCAGTGCTGTGAACGTCCTACGGTACTCAGTCCACCCCGTAGTGTTGATAAGCCGTGAAGTGTCGTAGGCTGCAACAATGTTCTGCCCCGTCTGGTCAGCCACCTGTACTTGAAACGTCTGAGTGCTGCCCCAGCCATACGCACGGTATCGAATCCACAACGTGTACTGGCCACCAGCCTTGAGTTGTGTACCGGGGAATCCGTACTGGCTATTGCCTGTAATTCCAGCAAGTCTCCAGTTAGAGCTTGGAGTTCCGGCAGGAGCGACCCACTTGCACGTCTTTGAGCCGTCTTCAGCAGTGGCAGCGTAAACCCAAAACTTACTGTTCTCAAACCCGACACCAGTACTTTTGCCAGCTATCGCAGCCGGAACGTTGAATACACGCTCATTGCTGATACTTTGCCCTACTGTACCGCCCCACAGGTAAGTAAAGTCCCCCACAGAAGATGTAGACCCGTCAAAGTAACCTGTCATCACAGTGTTCTGTTCCACCATGAGCGAGTCCACATAGAATGTCGTCGGGGTATGGGTTGCATTAGCACGCACCATAGGTTGGAGCCTAGTTGCCCCTGAAACTGCTGTGAACGTAGCTGAGACTCTAACCCATTGACCTACAACCAAGCTTCCCTGAATGTTGAGAAAATCATCCTTCAGAATCGTTTCGTTGCTGTCCTTCCAACGCAGCAATACGTTCATCGACGGCACAACAGAAGTCAACTTAATCCATATCGAAACGGTGTAAGTTAGCCCTGCTGTGACGGTGATGTTGTTATGGTATAGCCCATCACCATTGAAACCCTTTGTAAGCACAGCCCCACATTTTGTCCCATGCATAGGCGAAGTACCGGACTGGTAGGCAATACCTGTGCTTGTAGCCGCCCAACCCCCAATTGAGGGGGCACGCATCCAACTAACGCTTGCATTGGCTGTACTAGTCCATGCGTAGCTGAAGTCACCGGACGCTGCTGTGGCCCCATCAAAGAAAGTGGGCGAAGCGTTAGCTGCATCGACAGCTTCAATCATGATGCCCGTTACAAGAATCGAGCCTGTTCCAGTGCCGCCTACCGCTGCAAAACGGATACCGAAATTCGGCCCCGGCGAAGCTGTAGTAGTACGGGTCCAAGTAATCTTCTGCCAAACACCGACCTGTGCGTTGTCCAAAGCAGTGCCAGAAACGACACCGTTCTCAGCGAATCCTCCCCCGCCCGGAGTGCTGGTCAAGGACTCAATCATCACGTAGGCTGACATCGTGTAAGTAGTGCTGGCACTGATTGGCGACATGATGTTCAAGCCGGGGTTGCTGGCTGACGGCCCATAGGTGAATCGCAGCGCTGTTGTGATACCTTCCGGTGCGGTCACGGAAATGTTGTTCGTGATCGTCTGAGCCGTAGGACCGGAGTAATGCAACATCGTGAGGACACCGCGTGGATTGGTGCAAAGGTTCTGACGTACTGGGATGAATACGCCAGCGTAATCGAAGTTTGGGTACTGTGCGAGGTTCTGGCGAACATTCGTGGTACCGGCACTCACAGTATTGAATGCCGGATTACCCGCGTAGTTACGGATGGGCTGGGAGCCAGAATCAATAGAGTCTCTACGCAAGGCTCTTGCCTCCTACAAGACCGAACCAATACGTGCCGGTCCACAACAGATTGATAAACGAAATGGAGTTGGCAGCAGAGGCAGGCTGCTGTACGATACCGTCAGGCCACTTCACGCTGGCAGGCCACGTGATCGTGCGACCTCCCGTACCATCCTGAGTCAGGATAAGAGTGATCGTGCCCGAACGTTTCGGTGTAGCAGCAGGAGTAGGCAGTGTCAAGGTGACGTTGCCCGTCAGACGCCACTCCGGTGTGCTGGGAAGGTCAGCCTCAGTCAGAGCCACAGCCCCAGACTTGTTCACGGAGTCATACGCCAAGCTCATGTCACCCACAGCGCCCTGTGGACCTTGGGTAGTCAGCACACCGCCCTGCATGGAAACCGGCATGAGGTCAACCATGTCACTCGTGACACCTTCAGGCACGAAGATGCTGAAGGACGGCAGTACCACCGTGTAGCCAGTGGCCACATCCAGAAGGTCAAACTCGACCTTCCACGTGAAGCCCGTAGGGTTGAACAGGGGGGAGTTCGACGCCGGAAGCTCAATGCCTACGTCAGTCCGCCCCTTGGGCACGAGACGGCCTTGAGAGTCGAACTCAGCATCAAAGGTCATCGGAATGATGACAGCCTTCTTGGTGGGCATACGGAGCGGGTCCGTAGCCTCACACGTGAAGGTGACCTTACCGGAAACAACCGTCAACTCTGGATCAGTGTCAGCGTCAATGTTGTCTTCGTTGACGAAGTAGTATTGTCCGGTTACAAGGCCGGTGGGGATTTCGTTCGGCAGTACAGCCACTTTAGCCGTTCCTTCCCTGAGAGTACTTGTGCTGTCCAGCAGCCTTGCGATTACTGTTGTCCCCGTAGCTTGGCGCGTTCGATTGCGCCTTCTTCGTGGAATTGGTGCTCTTACCGGGAGAGCTTCCCGGCTTACCGTTCGGCCCTGCCACTACCGGCTGGGGAGGATTCTTGGCTGTCTCCAGTTGAGCCTTACCCAGTTCGGTGTTTGACGGATTCAGGAGTCCAAGCTCTTCCTCAGTCGGAAGATCGTTATCGTTCTCAATTTCGAGAATGACCTTGACCAGTTCGCGGACCTCTTCAGCGTGCAGCACATTGAGCGGAGTTGCTGCTGTGATTGCCTGCATGTTGCGGAGAACTTCACCGGCATCAATCTTGCCCCAGACAACCTTCACGTCTTCTTTGCCAAGGTAGGCGAACAGACGCTCGAAATACCCTCCCCAAAGCTGCTGACGGGCCTTCATAGCCTTCAACGTAGGCTGCTCAAGGGTCTCAGCCGCAGAGCGGTTGGAAGAGCCTGAATCGGACGTGAGAGCCGTCAGAGGGATTTCCAGACCGGCAGCTACCATGGACGCCAGCGGAAGACCCGCGTTGAAGTCAACGGAGCCGCCTGTACGGCCAATGGTGGACATTGTGGTGCCCATGCCCATGACAGCAGTTCCACCGACAGCGGAGACCTCGCCAGTGAAGGGATCGCGCGTAGGCTGTGCAGCCACCTTTGCGGAAGCGCCCTGTACGGCGTTCTTGGTAGGAGCCGTGATCTTGAACGCGAACCGGCTGTATGCCTTCACCAGCGAAGCGGAGTTCTCAAGGAATTCCTTGTACGCCTTGGTCCAGAAGATGACGCTCATGAGGTCAGGTGCGCCCCACTTCCAGCCAACCTGCTTGTTGGCAGTGTTGTGGAGGATCGCGGAGTTCCAGACAACCGGCTTGTTCTGAATGGTGAAAGGTTTGCCGTTCTCAATGTCGTAGTCGGTAGCCGGGTACCAAGCTTCGACATTCTTGGAACTGGCTTCGCCCGTTCGGTAGCTCTCAGTGGTCACTTCAAAGGACCGCTTGAAGAACCAGATGTCCTCTTTGTTGTAAGGGTTGCTCACCGTGGCGACAATCTCACCCATGGGAATGCGAGTGATCTTGGCGACCGAAGCCTTGCCGTCTGTGGTCAACCGGCGACGGCCACCACCCGGCTTCGTGATCAGAGTGAAAATCTGCCCATCGGTGGCCATGCAGGCTTCAAGCTCTGCATATGCCTGTGGGGAGAAGTGGAACTTCTTGTTGTTCGGATCAGTAAGCAGCGGGTCTTTTTCATCAATGCCGATGAATTTGACGCCAGCGCCCCAGATAAACGTGGTACGCACAGCGACACCACGCTTGATGAGAGGATTGATAGCCACGAGACCGCGAGTGGTCTGTGCTACATTCTTGATCGTGTCCAGCTTGATTTCAGTGGCGTCTTCATTAGCGCCCAAGGGACGCCAGCCAACATCATCCAATGCAAGTACAACGTCAGCCATTGATTCTTGCAGAGTTTCAAAGCTGTGCTGCAATGCGTCATTCTCGCCCCGCAGCCGTGCAATTTCGGCACTCTGCTTTACTTCAGCTAGCGTAGTCAACTTGTCTCCTATTACAAATGAAAAGGTCTCCTGCTAATTCTAACAGGAGACCTTTTCTTACCACGGAGAAATAGTGGTTTCGTAATCGTAGAGCAATTCTTCCAGCCCGTAGCTGTATTCCTCACCCGGACTTAGTTTGGATTCTGGAGCCGTAGGATCAATTCCCAATTCAGCACATGCGTACACAGCGGCGTCCGCAAAGTCAGGAGACTTACCACGGCGCTTGATAATGTCATCCTTGGATTCAATTTGCAAGGAGCCACGCTTGGCGAAGAAATACTCAACATCCCCAAGTTCATCTTCAAGGGCTTTGTCCTCAAAGGTGATGTCAATTTCGCTCTTGAACATGCGCTCACGCATATTGTCGTACCAATAGGCACGCGCGTTGAGCCACTTGTCAAGATCAGGAGAGGAAGCGTTACCAATCATAGCGATAGTCTCGTATCGGTTATCCGACTGGTGAGCTACCATATCCACGACAGGACCACCAAGGCCAACACCGTCAATGCGGACTTCGTTGCAGCCGTACTCCCACGCGAGATCACGAATCTTGCGTGCTGTCTCAACCGTGTTGGTCTTATTCCAACGGTCCAGCAGGCGCAAGTTGCCGTCATGGTACAGGTAGACCACCGTGTAGTCGTCACCGTACCGGGCAATATCGCATCCCAGACGCGGTACGCTCTCCTGTGACGGCCTAATCTCAGTCGCGTGCCCCCGAGTCAGGGTTTCCAGCGTGAAGAGGTTCCTACCACCCTCTGTGGTGAATTCACCCAGTACCTTGGACTTGTAGCGAGGGGATTCAACGCCCCACTGGTCCTTCTTTTCCTCTGCCCACTCGACAGACACCAGACCCTTGCGAGCCTCTTCAGGCATGTATTCGCCAGTGAAATTGGGGGTATCATAGGCCGAAATGGTGATTTTGTGCCATGATTTGTCGTCTTTGAGGAAAATACGCCCGAATTCGGAAGTCGGGATATCGGGGTTGGCAATTGCAAGAATTCGGTCATGAGAACCCGTTGTAATGGCTTCTACACCCGTAAACAGCGTTTCGTTGACGCCACAGGCCTCATCAATGACCGCCAGCACACCACCGGAAGAGTGAACACCCTGAAAGCCCTGAGTGTTCGTGTCAGCAGGCTTGCGGCCCCACGCTACAACCTCACCCTTGGAGTCTTTCCACTCGTCAGTCTGGGTGACGTGGCCCATAAGTTCGTTCTTGCCGTGGTGTTGACGGATGTAACGCCACAGAATCTTGTTGACCTGCTCATAGGTCGGTGCAGTGGACACCACGACGGCCTCAGTACCGTAGCGGGTATCTACCCACCATGCAACAACGATGGAGGCAAAATAGCTCTTGCCGGAGCCGTGGCAGGACTTGACAGCCACTTTCTTGTGCTTCACCAGAGCTTGGGCAATCTCAACCTGCTTGGACCACAGGTGGATACCCAGCTTGTCCATGGCCCAAAGCTTGATGTCATGCTTGTACTGCTCTCGCTTCTTCGCAGCGAGGTTCTGCGTCTTCGCCTGTGCGAGTACAGCCTTACTTAGCGCCATTGGTGATGCTCCAGAGGTATTCGTCAAAGGCCGAAGGGTCTTCGTTGTACAGGAACAGCACCTTCAGAAGCTCGGTAATCAGCCAGCTAGAGTGCTTGGAGAGGTACGCCATTTCACGGATAGCCGCAAAATCGGGCTTCTCGGGGTAGTTGTCAAATACAGCGTCCAGCAGAGCGCAAAGCTCTTGTTCTTTAGTCATTGCTGTCAAGCCTCTCAAGTGCCTTGTCATTCATGTCAGCCAACTGCCCGATCAGGTCTGCCTTAGCGGCCTTGAGGGTCTTGTGCTTCTGGAAAGCTTCTTCAATCATGCCGGTCATCATCAGACGTGCGACCTCCAGCACATGCAAGAGTTGTTCACCCTGAAGCTGGTACATCTTGTCTGCCTCAGCCTGTGCGACCTCCTTGCGGGACATGTTGAGCGACATAAGCTGCTCAAGCCGGTCAAGGATACCAAGGACCACTTCAAAGTCCTTCAGTTCTGTGCTGTATTCCAGCTTGAGGTTTGCGCGGACCAAAAGGTCTTCAAGGCGCATAAGCATGAGAAGCCATTGCTCTTCTTTGGGAATTTCCACACGCGCGGAGACGTATTTCTTCCATTCCTTGAGGACATCCTCTACAGGAATTCGGAGATTGCTGGCAATTTCCTCAAAGCTTTCGCCAAGGAGTTTGCCGTCAACAACCTTCTTTGTGAGAATTGACATGCCTGTTTCGGTCATTTTGTTGCAATCCGTTTCGTTTTGTGGTATCTACACACAAAACTACCACAGACGCAGAAAAGCCCTCATTCAGCGGCCCCGATTTTCGGCAGGGACTTCATGAGGGCTTCTCGCAGTGCGGCATATTTCAATGCTGCGTCCTCAGTACTTTTATCGACACCCTGAGCGGTGCCATTGGCTTGAGGTCTAGCCCTGTGACTTTCGCCGGAACTAGACTTGTAATTGAAAACCACCGACTTGAGGTAATCGGCCACAGAGGCCGGTGATGTGCTGGGGATATAGGATTTGAACCTATGACTACACGATTAACAGTCGCGTGCTCTGCCTGACTGAGCTAATCCCCAAAGCGAGGGTTTTTCAGAAACTCAACGTTACCCACAAACGTAGTTCGTGCAAGTGACAGGACTCGAACCTGCAACCCCCTGTTCCCAAAACAGGTGGCCTACCAATTGGCCCACACTCACGTCGGGCAAGGCGTGGACTCGAACCACGGCTTCTGGGACTCCAACGCCCCAGCGGACTTCCTAATCCTACCACCCGTTATGCCACGTTTTTCAGCTTTATCTACTCGATATTACTTGGTCTGAATTGGTACGTGGCCAACCGTTAGAAACTACTCTAGCACAATCCCTGTGCCGTTGGCTTTCATGATGCTGTTGAACTTGCGCTTGGCGCGAGAGACCTCCGCATTGTGCTGCTTGCTCCAGCCTCTATGCTGGGGGAAATACCTGTTGATGGTGACCCTGCTGACCTTCAATGTCCGGGCAACCTCAGCAAGTGCAGCACCGTCTAGCAGCATGGCCTCAATCGCGTCAAGACGCTCTTTGCTGGCCATTTTACCTGTGACCGCTGCTAGGGTGGGCCAGCATTGCCAGCTTGCGCTTGTAGTCGTCAGACGCCTTCAGGAAGCGTCCGTGACCTGTACCAAAGGGGTTGAAGATGAACAGGTTCCATCCGATGTGCTCCGTGACATCGGCCATGAGGTTGTAGTAGAAGCGCTTCACTTGGCAGCCAACGTATCGCTCATGACTTTCAGGGTGTACAGATTCGCAATAATGTTGCGCTCCAGATACTCGCGACCTTCGACTATGTCTTCTTTGGTGGCCTCAAGCGTCTCGGCCTTTATACCCGCCATGGTGGCGTCAAAGGTTGCCTGCGACATCTCTACTGGCTTGATTCTGTCTTCCGGGAGCATGTCTGCCATGACCCTGAAAATGTCCAGACCCTCAAACGACGCTGCCATGACTGAATCACCGTCAAGCATCAAGTCGATGCCACCTTCATCAATGACAAGTGTGTCTGCCATTGCGTATTCATCGGACGTGATTCGTGTTGGAAAAGCTCCCACTTAGTATTCCTTTTTGATAATGCCGCCCTTGGCGAACAATTCTTGTACGTGTGCTTCGTACCGTTGGTTTTGGTACTTTTGGATGTCTCTGCCATGTACTCTACACAGCGGATTCCTCCGTGTCAAAATCTGCTTGCGGTGGTAGTAACTGGTGTCTTCATGCCACTCACAGTCGCACTCAAATGTGTAGTACGGCGTGTCTTCGTAGCCACACTCGGTGCAAACGTACCAGTACCAGTCGCTTGCGTGGTTATACACATGCTTGCAATTCTTACGCTTCAGTTCTTTTTTGAGGTCTGTGAAGTCTATGTTCCACTTGTTGCGCTCTGAAACGCGAGCATTGCGCTTGGCGTCATGCTTTTTCTTCCACTCTTTGTACTCTGGAGTGGACTTGGCTACGTCTTCAATATCCTGCCATTTGACAGGAGGCATGAGTTCAAGCGGGAGAGGCTGCTTGGCCTTGGCAATTTCGTCCCAGACCCAGACCTTCTTCTCACCACGCTTGATGTGTTTGTTGAACCAGATGCCTATGTATATCCACATCCCCACGGTGAAGAGTATGTAGGGGATTGCGTAGGGGTCCACGGTGTGCTCCTAATCTGTCGGATTTACTTCAGTTTAGAAGCACACCGGGGGCTATGTCAAGTTCGGAAGTAGTATGGTTTACCGGTCATTAGCCGGTCAAGAAAGTTGACAGTTTCCCGGCTGAAGGCTCTCTTGCCAAGCCTTGAGAGAAGGTGGTATGCCGGAAACAGCATTCTGGCTTCAATGATGCCAGCGCGAATCTGGCGTGCGTACTTAGCCTTCACTTGGACGCCTTCAATGCAAGCCGCAGTTCATTGAACTCAAGACACTTCTCAGAGGCTACAGTGACCTCCCATTGGTTCAGGCGGTCCAAGTAGAAAGCAATGATGAGCTTGGAGCCGTACCACGTCTTCTTACGAAGAGCAACATAAGCGGTTTGGACGCCACCGCCAAGACGGAGAGTGTAGCCTTCAGGGGCTTTGGGAAGGGTAAATTTAGCCACGGTCATATGCCTCTTCGTCAAATTCGACTTCGCGTTCATCGTTCACGCGGTCACTTCCTTGGCCTCAGCGAGAGTCCACTCTTCGATCTTTGCCTTGTCCTTCTCGTTCACGGTCCATTCCTTGAGACCAATGGAACTGTACTTGATGTAGTCCGGGGTGTACCAATCTCCGCAGCTATCAAGAAGGGCCAACGCCGGTTTGGTGAGGACAACGCCGTCATACTTCTTGACGAAGATGAGTGAGCCTTTCTCAGTGGGCAGTTCCGGCTTCGGGCGGTCAATCAGGTAGAAGGTCTTGTTGGACTGGTAGCTGTTGGCGATAGCTCGCATACCACCTTCGGTGTACCAGTAGCTCACGGTGCCCCCGTGGTCATCCCTGACTTCAACGACACCGATCTTGATGTCCAGCACCGTGTTTTCTTCAACAACTCGGGCAATGGTGTCACCCTTCTGGATGTCCTTGAACTCAATGACAGGGTACTGCTCAAACGGGTTTTTCACTTGATTCCTTTTCTCAATTACGGGTTGTTATGAGAAAACTCTATGCGGGTTTTCTCACGCTGTCAAATCGTGCATACTTTAGACAGCCAATAGGTAGGCTTGCCGTCCATGCCCCACTCACTGCCGCAATCGCACTCCGCAGATGCGTCTCCACCGTCCCACCCGTTCTGGATGAAGACAGGGACACCGCAGCAGGGACTACGCAGCACACTGGGGGTGTCGCGGTCTGTGATGCTCACGCCTGCTTCAAGCAGCGCCTCAGCAATCGCCTTGTCCGTTGCAATGCCGCCGTCCACCCAGCGTGCCTTGTAGATGACGGCCTGTACCTTCTCAAGCTGTGTGCTCACCGTCCTGCCTCCACTGAGATGAAGGTGTCAGGTGTGCAGCAGACAAGCTCTCCCGGCTCCGTGTCCCACTCAACCCAGACGTTGCGGCCACCCTCTTTACGGTTGTCAGAGTGAACCGTACCTTCTGTCTTGACGTAGAGAAGCCTTACACGGTCTCCCTTTTCGTATGTTCCGGGTATGCGGCTCACTGGCCCAACCTCTTCTCAATGATCCGCATTAGCGGGTTGAACTTTTCAGGGGCAGTGGTGTAGTTCAACAGTTCAAGAAGGTTCGCTGTCCGCTGCTCAAAGGCAAGCGCGAGCGTGGCCTGCGTGCCGTGGTAGTCCTCCTGACTGTGCTGATTGTAGTCAGCGACAGCGTAGTGCCAGTTCGGCTCCATGCTCATGTGGTCAACAGGCTGGGGGTCTTGTTCGTTCATCATGGTTTGAACACTACCTTCCTTTTCGCTTAGGCGCAAATTTTGCGGCGGATATTTTCAGGACGGCTTCTTGTGGGAAGCACACAGTTCTGATTGAGCTACTTGAAGTCGAGCGGGTCTTTCCCGTCCTTGGTGCACAGCGCGTCATACAGGCTGAAGGGCTTGGCAGGCGGCTTAGGCTCTGCTGCCTTGCGCTCACGCCTCAAGCGACGGTCCCGCCCGTTGCGCGATTCAGCGCCGCAGACACGGCAGCGGCCATTGGCTCCACGTCCATAGATGTGCTCATGAGTTTCCATGTGAAAAGGCTATAGGGAAAAAACAGGTTTGTCTAAATGTTTCTCCAAAGCGCACGGACTTTTTCGGTCCTCTATCATCTAAAGCTGATTTAGTCAAGTACTTTTTCACAAAAATGTCGTAACAATCGCTCTGAATTTTTATGCCCACACTCTGCATAATCATTCATTACAATGCATACCCATACACTGCACATTACTTAGTTGACAATTCCTGTAATACACATAAACACAATTACTAATACCCAATACACAATTAGTAATGCATATTCATTCACACACAATTACTTATTCATGCATTGTTATAAGCCCATGCTTGACATCTTCCCTGTTGTATGCATCAACAGCACATGAGGGCAGCCCTACGTACTCCCATGCACTCATACGCGCTGTGAGCCATTCTAAGGGCTTAGTAGATGCATAGTGGCACTCACTCCCACACATAGCCCTACAGGCGCTCTAAGGGGCCATAGAAGGCTGCTGAGAGCTATGTGTGTATGTAACCCACGCTCACGGTGTACATGCATAGGCGCACTACACATAGCGGCCAGATAGGGGTTCACTGTTGGGTCGCGATAGTGGACTCTCATTTAGGGCTTGCACAACTTTTAGGGTGTCTCTCTCATCACTCACTTTATTCTTTTACTAAAATCAATTTCTAAATAAACAAAAAAAATAAATATATATAAGAGAGAAAAAGTGACCCTGAAGATGTAGACAGTGCCTACATGCCGCATATTCCGCGTGTTCTAGGGGTTTACCTACCCTATCCTGCTAACCTCCATAACCTACACAAACCACATATCCTATCCCTGTATTCTGTCCACTCCCTATTATCTTTTTCCTTTTTTCCGCACTCCCTGAATCACAGAACGCATAAACCCTGCACCCCTCAAAACGGACAGAATACAGGGGACACCTTTGACCCTGAATCCGGCCGGAGTCTGCCTAGCGCACCCTAGCTCTCAAGCCCCGTTACAGGGTGCCCGGAGACAGCAAAAAGCCCCTGCCAGCACATCCGGTTAGGGACATGCCGACAGGGGCTTTGAGCATGTGCTACAGGGTTACAGGCTAGATGAGGATCACCAGTAAAAACAGGAGTGCGAGAGTGGCAATTACTAGAACCTCCACCTTACGCTGACTCATAGTTCACCTTTAGTGACTATTACCTCAATGCGGCGGCCTAGGACACTGGCGACGTTGATAACCTCGCCCCGGTGCCACTCGGCTAGCCGTACAGCACTAATGGCTGTATTCCGGCAAAACTCCGTGTCATTGATACGCAATTCCGAAACCATGTAATTCTCAATATCCGAAATAGCCATATCGCTATCCATTCTCACGGAATGCTCTTTTAGCCGTGCATTGCCGGGAGTTGGATAAACCCTAATGTCGTACAAAGCTTTCATGCGAATAGCTCCAAATTCCCTTTGATGATTTGTGTTGTTTTGTCCTGTACATCGGTAAAGCCTTGATTGAGGTTAGGAATTCCCAATTCCTCTTTAGCCGCCTTTACAGCCAACAAAGCATTACCAATCTTCTTGATTTCCCGCCTATGCGTTGAAAGCACATTGGCAAGGGGATCAGGCAATAGCTCCGCATCAACCAAAGCCTCAATTGCAATTACTACTTCACCGACTGAGAATTCCATTTACTTACCTTTGTTTGTGAGTGTGAGGAAATAGGTTTTTCGCGGTTCCATGTATTGCGTCATTCCACTGCTGACAGGGTGGATAAACAATGACGTCTTATCAGGGTTGAATCCGACGACGTAATAGGGCTTGACGCTGTAGCCGTCATCCAGAATGAACAGGGAGCGCTCGAATTCTTTGGGGGCGTCATAGTCGTGTTTCAGGTGAAGCGTGTAAACGGTTGAAGCTTTTGCGCCCTCATATTCCAAAAGGAAAGTCTCAAGGGTGCCGTAAACCATATCGAAGGTGCCCGGTTTACGGGTTGCCTTGAAATGAAAATCTTTGTCGAGTTCTTCAATACGCTGCATGGCCATGATGTTAGTCCTTAGAGATAAATACGGAATTCTTCAGTGATTGCGATAAAGCTTTGGCCCTGCCCGTTGCCCATGCTCTGGGAGTCCCAGTAGCACCATGTGCTGTCTTCTGTCAAGCAGGGCGTGTCCAGTGGACTCGTGAAGTCCGTAATGCTGCCACCTAGCACAAACACTATGACCAGTGCAATACCGGACATGCGGCGCTGGATGCCCTTGTGAGCGTCTAAGAAGCGTCCCATGGCCACCAGTGGCCGGGAGGTCCAGAATGAACGCCTAGCGGCTCGTGTGGCCGCTGTGGAGTGCTTGCCCATGATTATTCCCCTGTCTCAGTGTTTGTGAATTCTTTGTGAGCTACTGCCCAGCCTGCCGGATCACAGTCGCACCCTGACTCTTCGCTGCAATTCTCTTGTGTGTACTGGCAATGACTTTCAACTACTACAGCCACCCAATAACCCGGAGTCTCCAGAATGTGGCGCTCAAGTCCACCACCGACGAATTCAGAGTTATGCATGATTGGTCCTGAATAGCTGTATTGCCCACTAAAGCCGGAAAGCAGTTCCCAACCTTCAGGAATTGAGAATTCGTCTTCCCATTCCCATGTATCGGGATTAGTCAGGACTACTTCCAATTCAATGCCACTGGACATAAGGGGAACTGGCATAACCTGCCCTGTGTGATTCACGCGGATCACATGGTCAATTTCCATAACGTCATTCAACGTTGGGTTTTCAAGGTGGACACTGTAAGGACCGGAACATTTAGTTTCTTGTACCGAATCAAGGTGGAACCAATCTCCCAGAATCAATACGACGTTTTGGGAACATACAGCGCAAATTGGAGTGTAAGTAGCCATGATTAGTTGCCTTTACCGTAGACGTGAATGATTGAGTTTGAATCGGGATTGATTACTACAGGACCATTAGCCCTGTTGTGGAAGTGACGCGGCTTGAATACTTTGTACCAAAGCTTGAGAAACATTAGTGATCCTTAGAAAGGCGGATTGAGCCAACCGGGTAATGCGAAAAACAGAATGATGAGGAATAGACCTAGTGCTTGCTGTAACAGCTTTTCAATATCCATTAGTTGGAAGTGTCGCCCATCGGCATGATTGCCCACCGCTCAAGGAATTGGGCCTTGAGCGTTTCAAAGTCTTTGACTTGGATAGCTGGTGTATCTCCACCTTCAATGAATGCCCATTCCCAGTATTCGATACGCTCGCCGTGATCCGTATCGAATAGCACTCGCTCAATTTCTTCCCGGTCAAGTTCCGGGAAATTGTCATCGTGGATATGTGCGTAACGCAATTCATCAACGACAAATTCTGTGAGAGTTTCGGACTCCAATTTGCTGTGATCTGAATCGTCATAAACCGGGTATTTCTCTTGCAGTGTTTCGATCAATTCCCTGACCCACTCATGAGTCTTGAATTGATAGGCGCTGACTGTCAGGTAACCCTTATGCATCTTGAATCGGTTAGCTGCAAAGTCTCGCTGAATTGAGCGGCGGTTGGAAGTATCAATAAGCGACTCTCCATAGCCGCTAAACGTCATCGGGATAATGACCCTAGCGACTATTCCCATTTTGCAACGTGCCAGCAATTCATCAATGTCGGCCACGTCAACAACTGAGTCAAAGTCAGGTCCGTAAAGCCCTGCCTCAATGTACATAAACATGTCTAATCCTTTGTTAGTTGCTTACAGGGCGAATATTGAATGGAGTGTCATTGCGGACTTCAAAATAATGTCCACCGTCAAGAGTCCTTAGAACTAGGTGGTCCTTTGTGCGTCCTGACATATCGGTAACCACAAAGGGGCCTGTCCAGTCCATAATCTCTACTTGAGTACCTGTCTCAAATTCCATGGCTAATCCTTTCTCTCATGTGCTAATTGCACATAGCCGGTACCGGGTTATCCCGGTAACGACTAAACGCATTTAGAACTGGGAGAAATAATGACCATCACTTTCAAAGTACTCATGACGGAAATTACGATCCCATGAAGCGTCGTAATCCACAACCAGATAACTGTGAATATCAACCTCAATTCCCAGACCTTCAAGAATGAAGTCCTCCCTTGAGTCATAATGTCCGATGTAGTTATCCTCAATGTTTCTTACATGCGTGAAATTGTCTCCCAGCAAATCAAGAATTCCAATTTCTTGATAATCGCAATACGCCTCATAAACCGACGGCGGATAAGTTGTGTCCAATTCCCCATTGTCAAAAGCAATTTCAATTTCTTCATACGTTGCGGACATTGCATTTCCTTTGTTCGATTGAATTGTGCCTAGTAGCACATAGCCGATACCTAATTGCTTAGGTGCCGACTAAATGACACTAGTCTTTGTTGTGTCCCTTATCCGCAACTGCATTTATTGCGTCTTGCAGTTTTTGGTCTGCCCTACGGCTCAATGTTTCATTGCAGTGTTTACGGAATTCCGCAGGTGTTTTAGTGCTGGCATTGGTTCGGAACCCAATAAAGTCGTAAAGGAATTCAAGAGTCAGGAACGGCTCATGTCCACTGGCCGCATAAAGCATTACGTGACGCCGGTAAAATTCTTGAGCTACGAAAATGTCTTTGATGTTGTTTATGCCAACAGACATTGTCCCGAATGCCATTGATTGAAACATTTCGTCATCGACTGAATCCCACCATTCTTGACGTTCCGGTGTATCCAGTTTCAAGTCAGTACGTACTTTCAAGTTATTCCAAGTGAGTGACATTTCTTATCCTTTGCTATGTCGTGTGAGCCATTCACACTATGCGCTGTACGGACTGTATGCCCGTACAACGCCTAGCGCGTATGCCTTCAGTATCTCTATTGAGTTATCAAACATCCTGTCCAGTGAAGCTGGCCGGTGATTCAATCCCCTGCCCTGCCCCCGAACTTGCTACGCCTTGAGCCTAATACGGTTCACCTGAAAACACCTAATTCCACAGGTTTTTCCACAGAAAAACTGCACTTATCCACAGTTTTTGTGCCTGTATTCACATTCTGACGTGAGTTATCCACAAAATAATTTCTGCTATCCACAGGTTATCCACAGTTTGAGCCTAGTTATCCACAGATTTTTGGTTACTGACCAGTAACATCACAGAAAGTTACCATTTTGAGACCATTTCGTTATCAAACTAATTTTTCGCGTGTAGGGATAAAGGAACGTGCACGCGCAAATAACACACAACTGGCGATTCTGTCAAAACGGGCCTAACACGTGTTAGATTGCCCTCTAACGGCCTCAAAATCGCATAGTGGCACTACCACTCACATTCCGCTCAAAAGTCGCTCACACGCGAATTTCCACATGGTGGAACTACTTTTGATGCCTATAAGTAAACAACATGCAATTGCATCTACAGTTGACAGTTCACTAATCCATAGGGTAGTAGGGCATTGTGTCAACGGTACAAACACCATTACAAAGTAGCGCATGGCTTATACGGGAGTCTTTAGAACCTGTCAACTCAGGGGACCCTAACTTGAATGTGCGAAATGTCAGACATTTCGGGAGTTACGTGAAATGTGCGAAATGTCAGACATTTATAGTTATGCACGCGCTCTGAATAATTATTGACTCCGATGCATATTCATACATGAGCGAAGGTAGGACGTCCTATGCTCTACAGCGTGTAGAAGTGAGACGAAACTCTCATTTGTTAATCCAGTGAGTGGAGTAATAGAATGATCGGTCAGTAGCACATCGGTGTTGGACCTTGACCCTCGCGCGAAAAACTGAAAAGGGGGTAAAGAACCCTCTCACGCGCAAAATCCGGGGGGAATTTTCAATTTGAAAAATTTTTTGAGATGTGCTTCGATAGATTCATGGCCAAATTCATGGAATACAAACCTGTCCAAGTGACAATAGCTCAAGGTGACTCTGAAGTGGTCTACCAAGCACAGAACGTGAACATGCAGCATCAAAGCGGAGGTTTTGTGCAGTTGCGTGCAGACCTGTTTGGTGCAAGTATTAGTCCGAAGGTTGCAACCGTACCCCTAAATGGAACCCCGAAGAAAGCAGAACAAGTGACCAACTCGTACCACATCAATGACGACAAGAACAAGGCAATCGGCAGCGTAAAGCAGGCTGTGGAGACGCTGGAGAAGACCCTTCTCGCACGTCAGCTTGAGATTGAGCGCGTCACGCTTGAGCAGGATGCTTACGTGGCCACTCAGGTCCGTATCCTTGACGGCAAGCTGTTGGCAGCCATTCAGGAAGATGTCCTCATTGAAGAGCTTGAAGTCGCGATTCCTGCCCACAACGGTGTGCTGGCAAAGCGTGTGGAAAGCATCTTCGACCTCACCGGCCTTGACAAGATCGCAGAGCTTGTCTAGCATGGAAACCATGCAGAAACTCAACAAGGGTGACAAGGTAACCATCAAGCACATGTCCGGTGACACGAAGGTTCACGCTGACCTTCATGCACGTGTAGTAGGCGCTGAAGCCTACGTGAAGAAGCTTCATGAAGGTACGGATTGGATGGAGTTGACAATTCCAACCCACCGCTACTATTCTGGACACAACAGCTACATAGCTGCACGTGAGGAACTTGAGCTTGTAGAGGGGCACACCCCCTAACGAACCATTTTGGCAATCCGTAGGAAACGACTTGCCAAAACAATTCTGATAGACCCGTATTTGAAATCAAAGCAAAGGAAAGCATTGACTACTTCTACAGCAGTAAAGTTTGAAATCGGTGACCGCGTTGAACTCGTTGAGGACTACGGTTCCTTCAACACAGGTGCTCAAGGAACTGTTGAGCGTGTTACTGGGGGTTACTCGGATAACATTGTCAAGGTCAAGATGGATCACAAGAATGACAACGGGCGTGACTCCATCAACGCCTTTGCGTACCGCCTGAAGAAGGCCGCTGACTTCAAGAAGGGCGACCGTGTTGCCTTCAATCAGGACTACGACGGATACAAAACTGGAGACACCGGAACGGTGATCCTCGCTGAAGATCCCGGCACAGTGCTGCGGGGTCTCCATGTCACCATGGACAAAGACAAGAGTGAAATCTTTGCCTTTGTTGAGCGCTGGGACAAGATTCCAGAGACCAAGTTCAAGGTGGGAGACCGCGTTCAGAACGCGAAGGGCCAGTTCTCCTACAAGAAGCACAAGGGCCAAGAGCTTGTAGTGGTGAAGGTACTCTCACAGGCGCGGTCCTATGACTATGCTGTGAGTGTCGTAGGCAGTACCCGCCCTGCCGATTCTGGAGACTACTTTGAGGCAGAGCTTGAGGCTTACGTGGCACCCCAGCCTGCCACGTTCAATGTGGGTGACTACGCAGAAGTTCATGGCCGTCTTGACAGTTGGGACGGTGCCATTGTCCGTATCGACACCCTTCCTGCTGGGGAATTCAGCTTCTACAAGGTCAATGTCGTGTCCGGTGGCCAAAATGACTACACAGGCTCCGCACACTTCCTCCCCCGCCAGTTGAAGGCTGCTGAGAAGCCTTGGGAACCCAAGTTCAAGAAGGGTGACTGGGTAGAGGTTACCAATAACTCCGCGTGGGCCGGTATTGGTCAGATTGTACGTGAGGCAAGTTACAGCGGTGACTCTCTGAGTGTGGAGATGCACGCTGACAACGGCAACTACGGCGCTGGTAAGCGTGGTGGCTTCTCCGAAAGTGACGTAATTCCCGCGTCCAAGCCTATCCCGAAGTCGCAGCACGTGAAGGCAGACTTCAAGGTAGGCCAGAAGGTCAAGGCACTTAGTTACGGTGGAGATGTAAACAACGAGCACAGTGGCAAGACTGGAGAAGTCGTTGAGATTGACATGTACATCCGCGTCAAGCTTGGGACTGGAAGGAATCCGCTCTTCAAGCCTGAAGAGCTTGAGATTCTGGAAGAGTCCACGGTGAAGTTCCAGCACAAGCTTGGTGACTACGTGGAAGTTGTAGGTCATAACTACAGCAACGGTAAAAAGGGTTGGGTTGTTGAGCCCAATTCTCACTGGGAAGGTGATGACTACATTCACATCACCACTGAAAAGGGTGGCAAGTCTCAGTACCGCTTCCCGGCTGAGAATCTGAAGGCTGCTGAGGAACCCAAGCCGTTCGCAATCGGTGACCGTGTAGAGCAGCGTGGTTACGGTGGAGGCAGCATGGACGGCATCATTGGTGTTGTCAAGGGCTTTGAACCTGCCGATTGGGACGATAACACTCTCTGGGTGCAGATCGACGCAACCGAATCCAACGAAGGCAAGTTCCGTCGCTTCCCGGCTGAGAACCTGAAGAAGGCTCCGAAGCCTGAACCGAAGACTGAACCGAAGCTTTGGACTGAAGAGGCCAAGATTGGTCAGGCTGTCTACACCAAGCTGTCGAACGGCAAGATTGACCGCGTTGCCCACAAGACAGGTGAGAATGAGTGGGAGGTCACGTACCCGGCCCTGAACACTGGTAACAAGGCAACCTCTGTTACCTACGGCAACAAAGATGTACATATCATTGCTGATGACGATTACGTACTTGTCTAAGCAATAAACCCCTAGTGGTGTGTGCTAGTCTCGTACTGGCACACACCACTTTTTTATGTGAAAGGCATACACCCCGTAATGGAAGAACTTGTAAAGGTCCACAAGCAGTGGAAGAACTTCACAGCAGACCGTGAGGCCGCACGTAACGCCCTCACCAACGGAACCTCTCCCACAGCACAGGAGTACCGTAAGAAGCGCTTGGAACTGGTAAAGCTCAAGGCTGAGGTAGCTCTCCTGAAGGCTCAACACGACGTGGAACAGCAGGGCTACAGCAAGCCCATCTTCGACGCTGAGTGGCAGGAGCGCAAGGTGGAGCTTAGGAGCAAGCTGGAGGGCTTGATTGCTGACGAACTCAACAAGGGCAAGAAGCCTGCACAGCTAGCCAATGAGCTTGGCAGCAAGAATCTGAACCTCTTCTACGAAGTGAAGGGCAAGGTTGACCACTATCGCAACGAACAGAATGACCTCGCGGAAGAGGCTGAGTGGCAGTGGAGCCGTTTCAGTGGCGCTCAACGTTATGCCTTGGCAAAGGTACATGGCGAATGGGCATTGGTCCTCATGCATGGAACTGTGGACACAGAGCTTGAGGGTGAAAAGTGTGTCTTCGACTACAAGACTGGAGCCTATATCTCTGGCTCTGTTGAGGTTTATAACTCAGACTCAGAAGCAAATCGTAGCAAGCGTGCCGTAACACTTGCATCCGTACTCGATAAGACATATGCTGGTCGAGTAAAGGAAATCCCGAACCCCTACTTCGAGGAAGTGTAACGTGGCAACGTATATTACCCGCAAGGACATCAAGCATGGTGACAAGCTGGAAATCTTCTGGGAACGCAGGGGAGTATTGACCACTCGTGTTGGTGTAGCCCACGAGAAGCGTGGAGATGTTTGGCTCACCAAAGAAGGTGGAAGCCTTGGCACCAGTGGCGAGATGAAAATCAGCATCAACCTGCTGGAACGCCTTACCAAGGAACAGCGCTTGCAGAAGCGCCGCGAAGAACTCTTTGAAGAGTTCCTTGGAGAGCATGTGTCTTGGGACTATGTAGCTAAGCCAATGCAAAAGGCTATTGAACGCATCATCGAAATGGAAGAAGCAAAGTGAGCACCATCATTACCCAGAACAAAATCCGCAAGGGTGACAAGATCAAAGTCACCTACACCAGCAGTGATGTTGAGTACAGCCGCACAGGCGTGGCCTTTCATCAAAGCTCTGAGGGTGATTGGGAGACCACACAAGGTATCTTCCTCACCTTCACAAGTCGCCAGAATCAGGTCATTGAGCTTCTGGAGCGTCCCAAGACGGCAGAAGAAATCCTCAAAGAACGCCGTGACGCGCTTGTTGTGAAGTACGCAGGTCACGGTGGAGAGTATGCTTGGGCATCGGAACTCTCCAAGCAACTCGTAGACCGTGTTATCGAACTTGAAGACGAAAAGGAAGCACTCACCAAGTGAAGAAGCAAATCGCAGCAGGAATCATTGCCCTTGGTCTGATCTTTGGAGCCACCGCGTGCGGCACGCAGGCCAAGACAGCATCCGAGAACATTGCCAAGGAAGCTGACACCTTCAATATCCAGCGCAAGATCACTGGAGTCAACGGCATCACCGACAAGGTAGCCTTTGAGGTTACAGGTAAGTGTTCAATTGAGCCTGAAGACCGTAAGCTGGTTGTGCTGTGTAAGCATGGTGCTGACGACTACCGCAAGCACTACGTAGGTCTCAGTGACAACACCTACTGGGTGGCAGAACAGCTTGACGGTATCGACGTGAGCGTGTACCACACGAAGATCATTGTCCGTCCCGAAGCTCTGATCCCTGAGTTCACATTGGACGCTGGCAAGCAGTAACTAAATAGCCAAGAGATGCCCTGTCGCTGGAGTTGCGCGGCAGGGCATCTTGCATTATGCTCAAGGTATGGAAACGACGGAAGGAACTCCAATGAAACTCACCCGCAACGAACGAAAAATGGTTATCGAACACGAAGCACAGGAATGTGCTAACGAACTCCCGGCTACCGACTCTGACCTGTTCTGGGAAAACTACGACAAGGTAATGGAGCAGCACTGGCTGTCCTTGCTTGTCAAACTGGAGCTTAGCTACCGTTTCCCGCGTGAAGTTGGTTGGCTTGAGCTTGTGGAGTTTGTCCGCTCCGCTGACGAATTGGACCGTGACCCCGGAGGACACTTGAACGGTTTGGGTGTAGAGGACACTGAAGCTAACCGACAGTTCTGGCATGATCACTATAACGACACGATTGGAATGCACATTGACGGCATCTCTTACCGAGCTTCCTGAACTACTGGAGCCTATGGTTCCACACGATGACCAAGAGGAAGCAATAGCCTTCATACTGGAACACAAGGCTGTCTTGTTGAAGGCTCCCACAGGGGCAGGGAAGACCCTTGTGGGAGTGGAGACAGCTATCCGTTCTGGAGCACAGAGGGTGCTCATTGTAGGGCCGCTGAACACCGAGTCAAGCTGGCGCAAGACCGTGGCACGGCAGACTGAGTACGAGGTTGAGCTAAAGTACTGCCACACCAAGAGGGTAGCCAACAAGCGCCACTTGGAAGACCTCCACAGCGGCAAGCCCGGTTGGTACTTCATCGGCAGGGAGTTCTTCAAGAACTTCTCGTGGAAGAAGGTCAAGGGTCTGGACTGCATCATCTTTGATGAATGCCACGTAGCCACGAACCGAGACACCAAAATGTGGAAGATGCTCATGACTTCCATGGCACCTATCAAGCTCGCAATGTCCGCTACACCGGCTGGCAACAAGCTTGAGGGTATTTGGGCGTTGGCCCGTTGGCTGTGGCCTAAGAAGACACCGCGCGGCTTCTGGAACTGGATCACGCAGTACTTCACCACTGAGTTTGATCCCCACGCTGTGAAGGTTCTGCCTGACGGTACCAAGCTCAAGGGCAAGAAGGTCACTGGAGAAGCACAACCGGGGCTTATGTGGTCCGAGCTTCCCGCAGCGTACAAGATGCCGTCTGTCTACAAGGACAAGCCAACCATCCACGAGATTGAAGTAGAGCTTTCAGCCACGCAGCGGAAGCACTACAAAGACCTTGAGGAAGAGGCAATCACGTGGCTGGACAATCACCCTCTCGCTGTGGACATCCCGGCTGTCCTTCACATGCGTCTTCGTCAGTTGTGTCTTGCCGTGCCCTCAGTGCGTCAGGACTGGGTGAAGCGCAAGGACAAGGACACAGGGCTTTGGGAGGATGTCTGGGGCGACGTTGTTTGGTTTGAGGATGACGCCAAGAGCACCAAGATAGACGCTCTCATTGAACTGTTGGGTGACCTCTACGCAGAGAAGCCCTTCCCTGTTGTGGTGTACACCGACTCCCGAATCTTTGCCACGATCTGCACCAAGCAGCTTCAGGAAAAGGGATTCAACGCACGTCGCTTTGTAGGTGGGATGCCTGCTGACGAACGCGCGTGGAAGAAGGACATGTTTGGTGAAGCCTACGACGTGGTTGTGTGTACCATTCCGGCCGTGGCAGAAGGCTTGGACGGCTGGCAGTACGTGTGTGACACCGAAGTGTGGATGAACTACACATACAGCAATGTCCTGAATCACCAAGCAGAAGGACGTGTGTCACGGCAGGGGCAGACACGCAGCGTCCAGCGGTACGTCATCAAGGCCAAGGACACTGTAGAGGTACGGCAGATTGGCAAGCTCAAGTCAGACGCGCAGAAGCTCGCTGAGGGATACGGAGATGAAGACTAGTGGAACGTGGAATCCTTATCAGGAACTTCACCAAGGCACCTGACGGTCAGCCTACAAGCAGCATCCAGTTCATGCGGAGTAACGCTGTGAATCGTTTGGCTGAAGACATACTTCATGTCAAAGAGTTGGAACGTAAGCTTGCAAGCGCACGTGAATCTGAGCGCTACTGGAGGAACGAAGTAGCTGTCTTTGACTTCCAGCTTCAGGAACGCGCACGTGAGGTCAACGGACTTTGAGTGTGATCTTCAAGCAGGCAGCAGTACGGTGGGCAGAGATGTCAGCGGACTACATGGACTACGTTGACGACGCCTACAACAAGGCGCTGGAGGGTACGGGCGGTGTGCTTCTGAACAAGGCAGGCCGCGCTCTCCACTTGGACGGCTATGACCTATTCCGTGGACCTCGCGCAAGGGCAGAGAAGTTTGCCTCAGAGGAATTGCTAGACTATTGGGGGAGAGTTCCACGGCTCTCCCTTGCGGAATTCGAGCAGCAGTGGGTAGGAGGAAATCATCAATACTGAACATGGCGTGAAGTGTCCCTTGAGTGTCAAGGGCGGCGAAGGGTACACGTGCACGTGTAAGTAAAAATGTGTGAGGCTGGAGTTGCATAGCTCCAGCCTCACGTGTATTCTCTTCTTATAGGCACCGAACAAAGGAAAGAAAATGTCAGGCTACGGACTCAAGGTAGAGACAGACACAGGCCATTTGATTTGGCTGACGGAAAAGGGCACCACTCGTAGCAAGCGATACGCAATGCGTTTCGACTCGCAAGAAGGTGCCACACAGTACGCACAAATCCTGTCCCGCGCAAACAACGACATGACAATCCTGATTGTCAAACTCTAAGAAAAGGAACTGATCAAAATGGCAACTCCCTCACCCGCACTGGAAATGCTGGCAATCAAGGCTCTTCGCGCTGAGATTGCAGCCAAGAAGGCAGCAGCAGAATACGAAGAGGCCAAGCTCAACTTTGTTGAGCAGGCTGAAAAAGAGCAGATGCTCAACCCTGACCTCAAGGCCGTTGGCCCGGTGAAGCTGGCAGTCACGGAGAACCGCTTCTTCGACTTGGACACCGCTATCACGCTGGTGCCTGAAGAGGTTGTGGAAGAGTCCAAGGTCACCGTTGTGGACACGGCTCTCCTGAAGCAGCACATGACGCCTATTCAGGTGGAAGCTGCCATGAAGTTCCACCCGAAGAAGTACAAGGTTGGCTTCAAGGTCAACAAGTAACCCATGTCACATAGGAAGACCCCCTCCAGTGGAGGGGGTCTTTTTGTTTGGGCTAGGACTCGTGAATTCTTCCGTTTCTCAGAATGGGCAGGTGCTCAAAAGGGAGTAGATCACCCCTAGCAAAAACTAGCTGCCTGTGTCCGAACCTGATCTTATTCAACGCCACTTTGTAAACCGCTATGTTGAAGCCTGTCAGGTCCAATGACCGTTTGTGACCACGGAACCACCATTCAAGGTCTTCCCGGCTTCCAAAGCCACAGTATTCCCTCTTCACGAGCTTGGCTATGCCGTCTTCGTTAGGGTGTGGCCGGTTCTTATGGTGCGCGTCGTGCATACGACGAAGTTCAGTGAACTTGTGGTTGTAAGGACCGGCTCCCCGCCAGTTCTCAACCCTATAAACAGAGACCCCAGATGTCATGAGCAGTAGCTAATCATCCAGCGTGTGGATTTGCAAACTACAAGCGTGTCGTTATCCAACCGTTATGGAACAAACGTAATTGACTTTGACAAAAGGGTTGACTGTGCTAATGCGGCGGGGTAAGTTTGTATCAGTAGCAAGGAGCTACCCACTACCGAAAGGCAAGACAATGACTGCAACAGCAACCCTCGCAAAGTCCGTAGCCAACACGGCCAACAAGGCATCCAAGATGGAGATTGCTACCACGCTGATCCCCGGCAAGGTGGCAGTGGCCCTCATGACGCCGGACAAGCTGCACGCTCTCAAGTTCGTGTCCTCCTACTCAGCACAAGACCCGCAGAGCACGGACACCCACGAGAAGCACGGCTACCAGCGTGATCCTGATGAGTCCCGCTTTCCCGGCATCGGTCGCCACTACTACACAGGTGACAACCGCTACCACATCCCGAACCTGCTGGTCTCGGTACGGGTCTACGAACCCAAGCAGCGGACCCGCTTCAACACCCTGTTCAATCAGGGCGCTATCTCCAAAATCCACAAGGAATTCGGCACGAGCGTCTTCTCCATCCTTGACGGCCAGCACCGCGAAGGTGGTCTGTTCTACGCATGGAAGAAGTGGGAAGACTTCAACGCCATGATCCCCATCACCCTGTACTACGGGATGACCTTTGAAGAGGAAGCACGCCTCTTTGACGAAATCAACACCAAGCAGAAGAAGCTCGCGACGGCGCTGATTGAAGCCACGAAGGTCCACCTTGAAGCAGGGGATGACTCCCACGCGCAGAAGCTTCGCGAAATTGCTCTGGGTCTCTCTCAAGATCGTGACTCGGTGTGGAAGAACTTGGTCAACATGACAGGTGCTCGCGGTAGCGGCAAGCCCGTCTCCTACGCAGCAATGCGGCGCTCCACCGGCTACATGCTTCCAGCACAACTCATGACACGGTTGGAGGATCGCGGTCTCAACCCGGAGCGAGTCGTGAAGAAGTACTGGGAGTTCGTTGCCAAGGCTTGCGACACGGCTTGGAATGAAGAGCCTGTGTACGTGGAAGTGGACGGTGAGACCGTACAGGCTGAGGTCAAGTACCGGCTCAAGCACCTTGTGGGGGTGTCCTCAGTCTTCAAGCTGGGAGGGGACATTGCCGGGACGGCACTGGACAAGTCCGCCAACAACGAGGACTTCTGGAAGATCATGGAAGCCTACGTCGCCAAGCTTGGCGAAGTGGATTGGATCATGGCTCGCAACAACCCATGGACCACCACTTCAGCCGGTTACGGCGGCAGTGGGCACCTGTACCAGATGCTCTACGAATTGGTCTACATGGACAAGATGCCCGGTGACGAGGACTTGCCGACAGAGAGCAAGTAACAACTTCATAACATGAAAGATAAACCCCGGAAACGGGGTTTTCTTTTGCCCTGAAAAGAGGTAGGTTAGTAACTATGACAAAGCAAAGGAAGCAGAAGTGGACACACCCCGAATTCTACCGTGACGCTATTGCAATACTCGCAGCCATACTCGCAGGTATCGTTGTGCTGGCAATTATTGGTTACTACCTGAACACCAACTTCTTGACCCCCGCAGGCTTTGTGGGTATCGGGGTCTGGACTGTAATTCGTTTTGCACTACTTGTAAGGACGTACAAGCTTGAAACTCACTGATCTGTTTGACGTAGACCTCCTGAACGAAGAAATCAAGAACGGCTACGTTCGCAAGACCCTCCACCCAACGTTGCCGCTGGCAATCCTCAACTACACAGAGAAGGCCGCGTTCGACCGGCACTGGACGCCTGTCACCCGTAGGTGCCGGGGCTTGATCTACCGTCAGGCGACTGGACAGGTCATTGCCAGCGGTCCCGCCAAGTTCTTCAACTACGGTGAGTCCAGCGCTGTCCAGTACCCGCTTGATACCCCTGTCCGCGTCGTCCCGAAGGAGGACGGCTCACTAGGTATTGGCTGGTACTACGAAGACAACGAAGGTGATTGGCACTGGGGCATCTCCACACGCGGCAGTTTCGCTTCCGAGCAGGCAGAACACGCTACGGCACTGGTGAAGTTCGCACCGGCTGAGGATCGTAACAAGCACCACTATGACCTCCTGCTTGAGTCACTGGAGCAGTACAGGGGACAGAATGAAACCTACATTTGCGAGATTGTCTACCCTGCCAACAAGATCGTTCTGGACTACAAGGGTGCTGACAAGGTAATCCCTTTGGGAGTGGTGGAAAACAGGACCGGCCTCATTGACTGGCGTCCTTGGACGTTCAATGACTGGGATGACAGGATCATCACTCTGGCCGAAGCTCTCATGCTCCCTATTCCAGAGGGCAAGGAAGGCTACGTACTGGATGTGCTGAATGACAAGGGTGAGGTCATTGACCACCTGAAGCTCAAGGGCGACTGGTACAAGATGATGCACGCAGCTATTTTCGGCCTGACCGAGAAGCGTGTGTGGGAGGCATGGAGCCTGCACGCTGATGACTTCATTCAGGAGCTTCCTGACGAACTCCAGCCGTGGGCACTCAAGGTCTGGAGCCGTCTCGATGATGAATACGGCGCTCTGTCCTTCAAGGTATCCACAGCCTTCAGGAACATTTGCAGTAAACTTGGCTGGGACGCAGACCGTAAGGAATTTGCTATTGAGGTCATGAAAGACTACCCTGAATTGTCAGGGGCATTGTTCGCTTCCCTTGACCATGACGAACACAAGCGTATGGAATGGATTGACAAGAAGGTCAAGCCCACCAAACATGTCCCCTTCAACGCACACGATGTGCAGCACATCCCCGTAAAACAGCAGCAAGAAAAGGTGGCAGCATAGAAGCCATTGCCGGTGTCCTGAAGGCTCACCGGCCAGTTACCTTCAACCACCTAGCAGGACTCCACTGCAACGCAGCAGACTGTGACGTTGTTGTGGCTAGCATGATGGACTTCTTCCTGCACCAAGCAGAAGTAATCGAAAGGGAATGCATTGCCAAAACTGACAGTAACAAGAGGTCTTCCCGGCTCTGGAAAGAGCACGTGGGCAAGGCACCACGGCGCAGGAGTACCCGTAGAGCGTGACATGATCCGCAAGGAACTGTTTGGTTCCTACTGGACAGGTAATCAGGAGGATGAGAACCTTGTCACTAAGCTTCAGATGAAGCGTGTGAAGGGTCTCCTGAAGCTGGGTATGGATGTCATTGTCTCTGACACCAACCTCCCTGACCGCTCTGTGAAGCGCTGGATGCAGGTCTGCCACGACACAGGGGCACAGGGCTTCATCAAGGACTTCCGGCACGTGGACTTGGAAACGGTGCTGGAGAACAACAACAGTGCCGTGCGTCGCGCTGAGGGCAAGCTGGTTCCTCCAGAGGTCATCGTGGACAAGCACAAGCGCTTCATTGAAGGCCGTGACCTCAGCAAGCCGGTAGTCTTCACTCCCAAGGTGGAGAAGGAACTTGAGGTTGTGCCCTACGAGCAGCCGACGACGCCGCTGACTCAGCAGGCAGTCATCTTTGACATTGACGGTACCCTTGCGATCATGGGGGACCGTTCCCCCTACGATGGTGCCAAGGTCTGGATGGACACTGTAAATCAGGACGTTCATATGGCCTTGTTCCAGTCATGGTTGTCTGGAGACAAGATCATCATTGTCACTGGACGTGACGAAATCTACAGGTCTGTCACTGAGGCTTGGCTTAGGAACAACAAAATTGAATACGATGCACTCTACATGCGTCCCACGGAACCGGGGGAGAAGCGTGAGGACAGCATCATCAAGTACGAACTGTTCAACAAGCACATCCGCCCGAAGAACTACCGAATCATCGGTGTGTACGATGACCGGCACCGTGTGCTTCGCATGTGGCGCAAGCTTGGCTTGACGACGTTCCACGTCAACGGGCCGGATGCAGGCGACTTCTAAAAAGTTTCTCTCAGAGGGCTTGACAAACCCTCTGAGAGTTACTAAGCTTTAGATATAACGAAAGGGAAATGTGAAACTCACTGAATATCAGCATGAGGCACTGAAGACAGCGATTTACCCTGTAGATCGTGAGCTTGACTACACAGTGCTTGGACTTCTGTCCGAAGTAGGCGAACTTGGAGAAGCCTACGCAGCAGGTAAGCAGGGCTGGGGATACTCACAGGCAGCACTTGAGCAGTTGTTCTCCGAAGCTGGAGACTGCTACTGGTACCTCGCAGCCGTGGCAGACGCGATCAACTCGCCTCTTGGCAGCATCGTCACCGTTGATACTGTACGCCAAGCGCAGTACCTCAGCAGCCGTGGCCTCACTGTCCTTGAGATTGTCAGGGCAGCTTCGGCAATCGCTGGAGTGGTCAAGAAGGCAATCCGCGACAATGACGGTTACCTGTCTGACAAGGGACGCGAAACAATCAAGACTGAACTCGCAACAGCGTGGGTACACCTTGACAATTTGGCTGTCCTGTTCGGAGGCCGTGGTGAGGCGATCCGAGCCAAGAACCTCAATAAGCTTGCTGACAGGGCCGCGCGTGGTGTGCTGGCAGGATCGGGGAACACCCGTTGAAAGTCAAGGAATCCCACATTGCGCTGCTGAGGACGATGTACGGTCCTAAGCAGGAGAAGGCAGACCTTCTCATGGTGCAGAACGCTATCCAGCGTATGTCCGAGAAGGAACAGGAGCAATTCAGCGCCTTCATGATCCAAGCTGGTGAGGTATTCACCGATCTCATGGAAGACCTTGACCGTGAGCTTGAAAAGCTTGCAGACATCTTCCCTGACGAAGAAGACCCACGCAACTGGGATGCTGACGACTTCCTGAAGTTTGAAGCTGCCATTGCAGGGCACGAGTACGAAGAGTTGTGGAGAACCTACGCTCTCCAAAAAGACAATCTCCACCTTGTGTGGGCTAAAGTACTGGAGCGTATTGACAAACTCTGAATTCTTCAAGGACGAATTCACCCGCCTTGTCGCTGAAACATCTCCAGAGTGCACGGAAGCGAATCCTGATTATTGGTTCGCTGATGAGCATGACGAAGATGAGAAGTACGGCAAGTCAGAGCAAGCAATTGCAGCGGGTATCTGCAAGCGTTGTCCGATCAAGCATCCCTGCTTGCAGTATGCACTAACTACGAATCAGACTCACGGTATCTGGGGCGGTCTCTTGCCAGCACAGAGGCATAGCTACCTCAATCAGATGAACAGGTCTGAGGGTCGCCTTTGAGAATATCAACGCTTGAACGGTTGATACTCGCAGAGATTACCAAGCCAACTGATAGAGGCCAGCAGAAGTCTGTTGGTCCCAGTCAGATCGGTGGTTGTCCCCGCTGTTTGGGTGAAGCTCTCGCACTACGATTGCCCGAGCAATATCCTGATTTGCAGCATGAGGAAAACTTTGGTCTGGGTAGCTGGATTGGTAGCTGTGTCCACTTTTGGGCAGAGCACAACTTTGAAATCCCCGGTGCTATCAAAGAGCAGAAGAACTTTGTCTACCACCTGAAAGGATATGGGGACATCAAAGGTTCAACTGACTTGTATGTTGACGGCCACATTGTTGACTACAAGACGCTGGGTAAGTACATGTACGACGAATGCTGCTTGCAATATCTGTTGGAACCGGGTAAGCTACCGAAGGTTGAATACAGGGCACAGCAACACTTGTACGGGCTGGGTTGGGAACTTGCAGGCTACCCCGTCAAGACGGTAAGCTTGTGTGTTATCCCCAAGATAAGTAATCGGAAAGAAGACATCAAGTTCTTCACCGAAGACTACAACCGCGCTTATGCAGAAGGTGTGCTGAAGCGGTTGGAGAAAATCTGGCAGTGGGTCCAAGAGGGCAAGCTTGAAGAGTTGCCCATTGACGATGACTGCTACAGGTGCAAGAGAGTCCTCTACAGATAGGAACGTAGTGAAAATTGGCGATAGAGTAGAAGTTACTCAAGGGTTTGAAGGGCATCCCGCTTGGGTTGGACGCACTGGGACCATCTCTGAGGTACCTGTAAGCCCCATCATGAAGTACGCTTTCGTAGTGTCCTTGGATGCCACAAATGACGAAGACGCTGACTCACTAGCTGTCTACGCTCATGAAGTGGCGTTGATCAATGACTGAAGCTGAAAAGCGAGAACACGCGCTCCGTCTGGCGAAAGACTGGATGCAAGACTACGAGTTCCTGAACGTTGTTGAGGACTGGGACTTGGTAGAAGAAGACGCCAGTGAAGAAGACCTGCTGGCAATCCACGCAATGGTACAAAAAGTAAAGGTAAGCATTGACTGATAATGAAATGGACGATCCGTTCGTTGACTTCGATCTTTCCAGCTTGGGGCTGAGTATGGCAGAGCCTACCAAGGCTGTTGAGAAGCACACGATCCTCTTGTATGGTCGTCACCGTGTGGGTAAGTCCACACTGGCAGCGTCGATTGCAGACGTTGAAGGTAAGTATCCGATTCTCTGGGTAGCTGCTGAAGACGGCACCACGGCATTTGAGGGTCTGTACCCTGAAGGCCGTATCAAGGTAGTCAACGTCCGAACGTGGAAAGAGATTCAGGCTCTCGTTGAGAAGGTCTTGGATGAAGAAACCCCGTTCAAGACTGTCGTGTTCGACACGTTGGGCCAGATTCAGGAAATCATCAAGCGTGACTACCTGAAGGCGAACAAGTCTTCTGACTTCGCAATGTGGGCACAGATCGCGGACAACCTCACTTGGCTGGTAGACGCCTTCCAAGACAAGGATCAGCCGTACAACGCGGTCTTCATTGCTCACACGGAGAAGGTCAAGGATGATAACCTTGGCTCTGTACTTCTCTCACCTTACTTCCTTGGTAAGAAGTCCATTGTGGACATCCCCAAGATTCCTGACACCATTGCCTACCTTGCGAAAGCAACGGACGGCGACGGAGAAACAGTGCGTGTGCTTCAGTTGACAAGCACTGACAGGATTGACGCTGGCAGCCGTCTGGAACACAAGTTGCCGAAACAAATGGTGAATCCGACGTTCAAGGAATTTTTTGGACACCTGAGTCGTTAGCACCATAGCTACAAAGCAGTACAGCACTACATAATCTACATAATCTACATAACCTACACAAAGGACGTAACCCATAGTGGCACGCGAAGCACTCATTCTTGACGAAGCAGTAGCAAACGGCAGCGACTTCACCCCGCTCCCCGCAGCTTGGTACGACGTTGAGATTGACGAGGTAGAGGAAAAGGAATCGACCTCTGCCAAGAACCCCGGCAAGCCGATGTACAAGTACAAGCTCAAGGTTGTCGGTGGAGACCACGACGGACGTATCCTGTTCGTCACGGCTTGCCTCTGGAACGAAGCAATCTTCACACAGGTTGACATCCAGAAGGCTTTGGGTATTGAGCCTGAAGACTTGGGCAACGGCAAGAAGAAGTTCGTCATTGCTGACGAGGATGACCTTGTTGGCAAGGAACTGAAGGTACGTGTTGTCCTGAAGGACAAGTATGTCAAGCCGGGTGAAGAGGCCGAGCTTGACGAAGACGGCAACCCTGTCAAGGACAACGAAGTGAAGTCCTTCAAGGCTCGCGGTGCTACCTCTCCTGCTGCTGCTAAGGGCGGCAAGGCAAAGGGTACTGCAAAGAAGGCTGACGGCGGTTTCGACCTCTAAGCCACGGCTGTAACTCAGAAGGCCACTCAGAAATGGGTGGCCTTCTGTTTAGCCACATCGGATAGAATACAGGGGAATTATGCTAAGCTGGACTTTTGGCTTGAAAGAGGGAACAGAGTGACACCGATCTACGAGGACTTCCTACGGCAAGTGTGGGGAGAGCAGGAAGGGCACGTTGACATTGCCCGGATGAACGAACACAAGGAACTGCGACGGCACAAGTTCTTCCAGTGGCCTGCACAGGCTGAGGATGTGTTCCAGTACATCGAGAAGTACAAACACGAGGACGTGTACTTTACTCCGGTCTTGTTCCGTGGTCCCAAGAGGCTTCGTGTGCTGGCTCAATACGCTACCGTAGTCTACGGTGACGCTGATGACTTCAACCTTGATGACATCCGTGTAGAGCCTTCCATCGTGGTCCGTACCTCCCCCGAGAAGACTCACCTGTATTGGTTCATTGATGAAATGACCGATGCCCGTTTGGCTGAGACCCTTTCTCACTCTGTCTCAGTAGCACATCCGAAGAAGCAGACCGGCTTTGACGATGGGTGGTCTTGCACCAAGCTTCTGCGTGTTCCCGGCACCACGAACACCAAGTACTTTGAAGACAAGGGTGAAGTCTACGAAGTCACGATGGAGCACACCGGCCTTACGTACACAGAAGAAGAGTTCACTCAGTTCTACCCTGCCGTGCCCGAGTTTGAATTTGAGCCCTCCCCGTTCCCCGAAGAGACTCAGATTCCGAGCTACGCCGAAGTGCTTGGCCAGATTCCTACGTCCTCGCGACTGGAAAGCCTTCTCAACACCAATCAATTCGACAAGGGTAGCTCTGGCTCTGAAGCCCTCTACGCGCTCTACACCGAACTCTTCTCGCTGGGTGCCACGGACATTCAGGTGTTCGTTGTCGCTAAGCACTCTGAACTGAACAAGTGGCACCGTGACGGCGACTCTGGCGCTGACAAGAAGCTCTGGGATGACGTACAGCGTGCCCGAGCCAAGGACGGCATCTTCATCGACGGTGACGTTGAAGAAGAGGGTGAGGACGTTGTTATCACCGTCGCGCCCAAGAAGAAGACCAAGGGCTTTGACTTCCTCACGCCTTACGAGAAGGAAAACCTGAACCGTACCTTCGTGGATGAATACCTCTCGTGGGCAACGTCCAAGACTGACGCTCCCGAGCAGTACCACATTGCCGGTGCATTCACTGTGCTGGCTACGATCTTCAGCGACTTTGGGCACGCTTCCCCTCACTGGGGAGATACCCCGTTGAATCTGTGGTTCATGGTTCTGGGAAGCACAACGCTCTCGCGTAAGTCCACCACCAAGTCTCTGATGCTCAAGTGCATTGAGTCTGTGGAGACTGAGAACTACACCTACGATCTTGGTTCCAAGTTCACTGCTGAAGGTCTGGATGAAGCTCTGCGTGCCGGTGCCAACCGTTCCGCTCTGCTGCACCGTGACGAAATTCAGGGCTTCATGAAGGAGATTGACAGCAAGGCGTATCTCGCTGGCATCAAGGGTGAACTCACCGAAATCTACGACGGCAAGGTGACTGGCAAGCTGAGGGCTTCCGGTGAGGACAAGGACAAACAGCGCAAGGGTGCTCGCGTGGCTCTGAACCTGTTCACCATGGGTATCCGTGACCAACTTGCCGATTACCTCACGCTGGAGGACTTCCAGAGTGGTTTCTTGACTCGCTTCATCTACGTCCACTCAGAGACCCCCGAGCGTACCAAGGAATCTGACTACGTTCGCCAGCAGGACGCCAACGAACGTACCAAGGGTGACCCTGCCTTCAACAGCATGATTGAGAAGCTGAAGGAAGCGCGTGATGCTTGGGAAGACTGGAATGATCCGACCGAGCGCACCATTGCCGTGCCTTGCACGGAAGAGGCTTGGGAACGCTGGAATGTCTTCATCACCGCTGCCTTGGATGCAGCACAGGGGGAGGCACGTTCAAACGTCCTTGAGGCAGGCGCTTCACGTCTGAACACGTCGGTTCTGAAGGCTGCAACGGTCTTGGCTATGGCTGACATGTGCGAAGAGGTTCAACTGTCCCACATGCTGGCTGCTATCAATTACTGTGGCCAGTGGTTTGAGCACCTTGTAGCCATGACTGAACGCATCTCTGAGAGCGGCTGGAAGCGCCAGCAGGAGAAGCTTGCTGAACTTCTGGTGGCCAACGCTGGGGAAATCTCGTGGAAGGCTGCATACCGCGCGTTCTCTGCTGAGTTGAAGCCCAAAGCGTTCATTGAATTGGTTCAAGCTCTGGAAGAGGCAGGACGCCTTACCATTGCCAAGAGCCGCAACAACAAGACCCTTGTAAGCACGGAGTTGTACTAGTGGAAGATCGTTTGCTATCGGGCCTCAAACTCGCTGAGGTCTACTGGAAGAAGGCACCCTTCGCAAAGCGTGAAGAGAAGGTGACCATGGCTGAAGCTCTGAACTATTACGAGATGTTCAGCCTCACACAGCTTGCAAAGATCGTGGATTTGAACCCTCGCGATCTTTCTGGCAAGCTGAAACCTAGCGCTGGAGGGGGCAGGTTTGACCCTCAGACGCTTGGAACGCTGGTGATGCTACGGGAACACCGGCTCAAAGGTTCTAAGCCGTCTACGGGGCTTGTAGCCCTCACACGAGAAGCAGGGAACTCCCTGTCATGCACGTGTGCTTTGACCGGCATCCCTTACACGACGTACTACAACCAACTCGTAAACGAAAGGAAACAGTGAAGACAGCTAAGGTTACGATCCACAAGAATCCTCACGGTATGTGGGAAATTGGCACCCTTACCCCGTTGGAAGACGGCGAAGAGCTTTATCAGAACCGCCATGAGGCTTCCACGTGGGAAGACGCTGCCAAGTGGGTAGAAGCTCACTATGTCAAGTAAGGTATACCTTCACAGCGCCGATCCTATTCGGCCACAAGCTCTCGCAATTCTCAAGGCCGCTAAGGAAGCTGCTGGGATTACCGAGACCCTGAACTTCATACCGATGCCAGAGAAGCCGTTCAAGAACATCCCGATTATGTCTCTTGGGCGGCTGCCCTGTGAGGTCTACAACCGTGTCATCTTGGCACCGTCTGTAGGCTCGCTGGTGACCAAGGCTGACAGCCTCACACGCATGACTGACGCCTTCAAGCTGCTGGTGAATGACGTGGACCTTGGGGAGATGCACTACAAGGTTGAAGAGCGAATTGACTGGCTGGTAACGTACCTGAACGCCACCAACGGGAGGCTGGTGTCGTTTGACATCGAAACCTCTGGTGACGTGAAGTTCGACAAGCCTCACTACGATCAGGTCATCTCTGTGGCCATGTGGGGCGGCACCGGCTCTGCCATGGTGATCCCCGAGCATGTGCTGAGGGATGATCGTGTCCGCAACGCTCTGGACATCTTTGTACGGTCCAACAAGATCATCACCGTCAACGGCAAGTTCGACCTCAGCTATTTCAGTGAGGGTGCACAGCACTACTTTGACGTGATGCTGGCTCACTATGCCCTGTTCCCTGCTGGCAGCACACACGGTCTGAAGGACTTGGCAGACCAGTACTTTGGCTCTGGTGACTGGGATGCAGGGAACAAGCCCTACACCGTGGCAAAGACATACAAGGAAGCCGGGACCGGCGAAGACGGCGTGTGGTGGAGTGCTCGCAAGTACAGCGGTGGTTCTGGCTACGAACGTATCCCGCGTTCCATCCTGTACGAGTACAACGCCTATGACGTGTTCTACACGTGGCACCTGTACAAGCTCATGGAGGATTACCTAGCACAAGACCCTGACTCGCGCAAAGCCTACGACTGGCTCATGCGCCTGTCTGACATGTTCGCTGGTGTGGAGCGTCGTGGTATCCGGTTGGATGTCGAGTACCTTGAAGAGCTTGAAGTGGAGATGAAGGCTGAACTGTTTGAGGCAGAGCAAGCCTTCTGTGAAACGGCTGGCAGGGTTGTCAACCCACGCTCTCACGTACAGGTCAAGGACTGGCTACTGGAGAATGGTTGCCGTGTCAAGAGTTCTGACAAGCCCACGATCAAGAAGCTGATCGAGCACGCACGTGTGCCCGAACATGTCAAGGACTTCTGCCGTGCTCTGACGAAGTGCCGGTTCATCTCCAAACAACTCAGCACATACGTGACTGGCTACTTGGCTCACGTCAAGGAAGGTGGCTTTGTCCACCCCGGCTACAAGCTTCACGCAGCCTCTACGGGCCGTCTGGGAGGCGCTGGAGCTTCCATGCTCACAATCCCCCGCGACAAGCGTTTGAAGCGCATGGTGCTGCCTTCAAAGCCCGGTGACGTGATCGTAACTGGTGACCTCTCACAGGCAGAGTTGCGTGTCATGGCTCTGGAGAGCATGGATCAGTGGATGATTGATGCCTTTGCCCCTGATGCCGGTGACATCTTCGACATTCTGCTTTCGGCGGCTGATCCCACCAAGGATTGGGCAGAGCTTCACCGACGTGCTGATGAAGGTGACGATCCGGGGCAGTTCTACCAGACTTGGCGTGCGTACATGAAGGGTGTAGTGTACGGTGTATCCTTTGGGCGTGGTGTGGCAGCAATCGCCGCAGCGCTTGAGATTACATTTGAACGTGCACAGCAGCTTGTCAACGGTTTCGTGCGTCCCGGCAGTGCGTTCGCCTTGTGGCGTGAAGAGATTGAAGATAAGGCTAAGACTGGTGGGGAAATCATCACCAAGTTTGGCCGTCACTTCCAGTCTGAGATTGTCACGGCGAAGAATGAGCATGAGGTTGTCAACTCAGCCTTGAGCTTCACTTCACAAAGCACAGCCAACGACATTTGCTTGCTGGCAGCGCTCAACCTTGACCCGCAGCTTGCACAGTACAACGCTACGCTCATGGGCACGATCCACGATGCTATCTACGTGTCTTGCCCTGAAGAACACAAGCTTGCCGTAGGCTTGCTGATCCAGAAGTGCTTGCGTGAAGCAGGCGAAGAAGTATACGGCGATTTGATCCCCTTCAAGGCTGACGCTGAGTGGGGACACAACATGGCTTACACCGAGAA